TGTTCAGCTCACCAGAGCTAATGGGGATGTCTACACAGTAATTGTCCCGGCCTCCTCTAAAATTCTCCGGGGGATATTTTCAGGTAATGTTTTAGGGGTCTATCTGGTCGGCAGCCGTCGCAGAAAACTCTTTGTTCAGTGCCCTATGGATGACGAGTTATATTTCCTCCTTTTCATACTTTCGCTCCTTTCAAATGATAGACGAACAGCACCTTATAGGCCTCTAAAACATTACCTGAAGTATCTCTAATTTTTTGAAAAGAAAGGGGTAACAATACCGTGTTATATGTAAAAGACGACGGAACTATCCAATTAACTCGGGGAGATACCGCTCGATTAGAGATTACTATCGAGAATAGCCTTGACGGAACCGAGTATCGCATGGACCCAAATGATATCTTGACCTTCACAATCAAGAAGTCTGTCAAAGACACCGAATCTTTGGTCAAGAAAGAGTCTCATGGGCGCAATGCTTTTCACATTGAGCCTAAGGACACCGCAGAGCTTTCTTTCCGAAAGTATTTCTACGATGTTCAGCTCACCAGAGCTAATGGGGATGTCTACACAGTAATTGTCCCTACAACTTTTGAAATCATGAAGGAGGTTACGTACTAATGAGCGAGAATGTTTTTGGCCAGTGTGCAACGCTCATTGGTCGCGCAGCTATTCAGAAAAATCTTCTGGCAGTTCCAACCCCTGATGTAAAGAAGGAGTGAATAATATGGAATTTCGTGATATTACCAAGGTCGAGCAGATCAAGGAACTAGATGACAACGACAAAGTTCTTGTCAACCGAGACGGCACTCTCAGACGGATCAGTAAAAGTGATGCCAAATTTGGCGGCGGTCAGGTATCCATCTTTTACATTAAAAGCACCAAGCCTGCTGCGCGTGAAGCAGGGGGCAATACCATCTATGCAATTTATAAAGATTCTTCTGCAACAGAACTCTTTACTCCTCAGGAAGCGTATGATGCATGTATGAACGGGGCGGTGCTATGTTATCTGATCGGCCTTGCTACTTGAAAAAATCTTATGCGATCTCTATTTCGTCAACGTCATTGCAGGCCTTAAACGGCACTAATATATTCATTTCCTTGTATAGTCAATCTAGTAATGGGATAATAAAAGAAAATAGAAAATACACTTCCAAATGGGGTTATGCTATCACTGATGAAATAACTCTACAGTCAAAGTACGCTACTCTCCATCTTGCAAATGGTACGACGACTTCTATACTCTATGTTGGAAACCCTGCTTTGCTAAAGACTGCTGCGTTTTATTTGCACAGTATTTTTGGCCTTTCGGCAAAGGTAACATCAGTACGCGCGGACGACATAGATTCTAATTTCTCATATTGTTGGAGCACAAGGGCACAATCCGATGGAACTTATAAAAATATGGTTCTGAGCGGAATTAAGGAGGGCGCGACACTATACCAAATAGACGAGTTACATCCTCTTTCCGATGCACTGTTACCCGATACCATTCCAAGAACTTATAACGTCGGAACAGTTCCGAAGATTCGGTCAATCAATGATGATGGAAAAATATTGCGAGCAAAAGGCATGACGTGGGTAATGGAGCCTTTTCCCACCATCCCCAAAGACTACTTCGCCTCTACAGATGCACTTCCTCAGCATGCGATGTCCGCCAACCCAACCGAGGATATGCATATTGCAACGAAGAAGTATGTGGATAGTAAAGAATTCATCAGTTCCTCTACTGAAGGCTCTACCAAGAAGTTTAAAATCACAGTAGATGACACCGGTACGATTACTGCTACCGAAGTTACAGAACCTGCTACCTAAACCTCAAAATGGAAAGGAGGCATTACTGGTGAAGAAAGCAAAACCCACAAAGGCCGAACCTCGTAAGATTCGTCCGGCATTAACCCCAGAAGCTCGAGAGAATCAGCTTATCGCTTTGGCTGTTGATCTTGTCGAACAACGGCTTCTAGACGGTACTGCCTCTTCTCAGGAAACTACACATTTTCTTAAGCTCGGCTCCATGAAGAACAAACTTGAGATGGAAAAATTGAAGGAAGAGAATCGATTTCTTAAGGCTAAGACCGAAGCGGTGCAATCTAGCAAGAGAGTGGAAGAACTATATTATGAAGCTATCAAAGCAATGCGTCGCTATAGTGGTCAAGGAGGAGCCCCCGATGAGGATGAATACTAAGACATATTCTGAGCTCATTGCGATCTCGTCTTTCGAAGAGCGGTTTGAATACTTGCGACTTAAAGGGTCTGTTGGTAAAGGCACTTTCGGCTACGATCGATATTTGAATCAGATTTTATACAATTCTCCTGAATGGAAGAAACTGCGAAATCAGATCATCATCCGTGACAACGGTTGCGACTTGGCATGTGAAGGCTATGATATTCATAGTCATATCCTGATTCATCATCTTAATCCTATTACGGTTGATGATGTAGTCGCTCGTAGTCGAAATGTCTTTGACCCCAACAATTTGGTCTGTGTGACTCATAACACGCATAATGCCATTCACTATGGCGATGCCAGTTTGCTAGTTACCGGGCCGATTGTTCGAACAAAAAATGATACGTGCCCATGGAGGCACTGAAGGAGGAAATCATGGCCAAGCATAACTATACAAATTATTCTAAGCAGAGTAGGAAGCCCGAGGAGACTCCGGTGCCTGCAGAACCTGTCGTTTCGATGAACAAGAGAGCCTCTGTGCTCGAACCCGAAGAGACTTCTGCTGCAAATGCTGTTGCCAAGCCTGAACCTATTACTGGCTTTGTCGATAATTGTATTCGGCTAAACGTTCGTGAAAAGCCGAGTATTGATGCTGAGATCCTAACTGCTCTTGAGGCCGGCTCTGAAGTTCGTCTTCTAAAAGATGAGATTGAGAATGGGTTTTACAAAATCTGTACTGCAAGTGGTCTCAAGGGTTACTGCATGTGCGAGTACATTGTGCTCAAGTAACATGAGGAGGAATCAAAATGGATTCTAGTATCCTTACCTCCATCAAGAAACTTCTTGGGATCGCAGAAGAAGACAAAACCTTCGATCGGGATATTATTATCCACATTAATTCAGTTCTGGCCATTCTCTGTCAGCTTGGTATTGGACCGAATACTGGATTCATGATCGAAGATGATAGCGCTATCTGGAGCGACTTCCTCGGCGAATCTGCAAATCTCACTTTGGTTCAAAGCTATGTATATATGAAGGTTCGAATGATGTTTGACCCTCCAACAATTGGCACCGTCGCAGACGCGATTAACAAGAACATTAGCGAACTGGAATGGCGAATTAATGTTGCTGTCGATCCAAAAAGTTAATACCTTGAAAATAGCCTATGAAAGAAGGTGACGTAATGGGAACTTATAACGACGAACTTTGTCATTATGGCATCCTAGGCATGAAATGGGGTGTTCGACGCTATCAGAATAAGGATGGTACGCTGACGAAGGCCGGAAAGAAACGTTACGGCGATTCTGGCGATTCCAGTGGTAAAAATAGTCAGCAATCTAAAGAACGAAGCGAGAAACGTAGGGCGGCTGTAGATAGGGCATTTGAACAGAACATCAAAGGCGGCAAGGACAAGCCCAATGTTTCTCCTGCTGAGAAGATCGCCAAGAATGCCAGCGATGCTATTGATAACACTCGGAAGGCTGCCGACGCTGTTTATAGGCTTCGAAAGAAAAAGAAGAACGCCATCGATGTCAGCAACATGACTGATGCGCAGCTCCGTGAGCGGATTAATCGTATGGACCTTGAGCGTAGATATTTATCTTTGACTTCCGAAGAGGTCTCCAGAGGCAAAGAATATTTCGACAGCGCCCTTGATGCTATCGCTGGCGTGGCTGGAATTACGGGTTCTATTGTTGGAACTATTGCTCTGATGAAGACGATCAATAAGTAGGGGCTGAATTAAATGGCATTATCAAACACGGCCACGCCAATTTATTACGGCCAGTTTCGTGATGCCGTGATGCGTGGTGAAATTCCAGTAAACAAAGAAATTTCTATGGAGATGAATCGCATCGATGACCTTATCGCTAATCCAGGAATCTGGTATGATGATGAGGCGATTAATGGTTTCATTGACTTCTGTGAGAGCGAATTGACCCTTACCAATGGTGAAGATCTGCATCTTCTGGATTCCTTTAAACTCTGGGCGGAACAGATATTTGGTTGGTACTACTTTGTTGAGAGAAGCGTTTATGTCCCATCTCAAGATGGACATGGCGGGCACTATGAGCGAAAGCAGATTAAGAAGAGGCTTGTTAATAAGCAGTATCTGATTGTTGCTCGAGGAGCTGCTAAATCAATGTATGCTTCTTGCATTCAGAATTTCTTCTTGAATGTTGATCCGTCAACAACTCACCAAATTACAACCGCTCCGACCATGGCTCAGGCCGAAGAAGTCATGTCACCTATTCGTACCGCTATTACTCGGGCAAGAGGTCCGCTGTATCGATTCTTAACTGAGGGTTCTTTGCAGAATACCACAGGTTCAAAAGCTAATCGGTGCCAGCTGGCTTCCACGAAGAAGGGTATTCAGAATTTCTTGACCGGGTCCCTACTTGAGGTAAGGCCCATGTCAATCGACAAACTTCAAGGCTTGCGAGTTAAAGTTGCTACTATTGACGAATGGCTTTCTGGTGACGTTAGGGAAGACCCGATCGGTGCTCTTGAACAGGGTGCTGCAAAGGAGCAAGGATCTGCCGAGAACAATGACTATCTCATTGTGGCCATCAGCTCCGAGGGCACTGTTCGTAATGGTAGTGGCGATACAATCAAAATGGAGTTGGCCGACATTCTTAAAGGCGAATACTACAATCCTCACGTATCTATCTGGTGGTATAAGCTAGATGATCTGGATGAAGTATCAGATCCTGAAATGTGGCTTAAAGCCAATCCAAATCTTGGCAAGACAGTTACCTATGAGACTTACCAGCTTGATGTTGAGAGAGCCGAGAAGAATCCGGCGGCAAGAAATGACATTCTTGCAAAGCGATTTGGCATTCCAATGGAGGGTTATACCTACTTCTTTACTTATGAAGAAACTCTTCCACACCGGAGAAGAGACTTTTGGAGAATGCCTTGTTCGCTTGGGGCCGATCTTTCTCAGGGTAATGACTTTTGTGCTTTCACGTTCCTATTTCCATTGTCTGGCGATGCTTTTGGCGTCAAGACTCGAAATTATATAACCGAATTAACATTGAAGCAACTTCCTGCTGCTATGAGAGTCAAGTATGATCAATTCATGAAAGAAGGAAGCCTAATTGTTATGCCCGGAACTATTTTGGACATGATGCAAGTCTACGAAGATTTGGATAATTATATCTCACAGTGTGAGTATGATGTTAGATGCTTCGGCTTTGACCCATATAATGCCAGAGAATTTGTGGAACGTTGGGAACGAGAAAATGGCCCCTTTGGAATCGAGAAAGTTATCCAGGGCGCCCGGACCGAATCCGTCCCCCTTGGTGAATTGAAAAAGCTTGCAGAGGAGCGTTTACTTTTGTTTGACGAAGAGCTCATGTCTTTTGCAATGGGTAATTGTATAACGATTGAAGACACAAATGGCAATCGAAAGCTACTAAAGAAGCGCTATGATCAGAAGATTGATGCTGTGGCTGCCATGATGGATGCCTTTATCGCATTCAAACTGAATAGAGAAGCTTTTGAATAAGGAGTTGAGAAAATGGAACTAAAGGATACGATTGCTTTGATGCAGAGCGATGACTATAAGGATCGATTCAAGGCTGAGTATTTTCAGACTAAGATTCGATATGATAAGCTTCATAAGATGCTTATTAAACTGGATGCAGGTACTCTTGACTTCAAGCCTACATGCTCCAAGATTGTCCTTCTCGAGCAGAAGCGACATATGGGTGAGTATATTCGTAGTCTCCAGCTTCGAGCAGAGATTGAAGGTATTAACCTCGATTAATGCTTAATAGAGAAGCTTTTAAGTAAAGAGAGAGTGGAGGTGAGTCAAAATGGATTATGGCACAGATCAGTTTAACGAAGAGCTCATGCACTACGGTGTACTTGGGATGCGCTGGGGCCATCGGAAAGCTCCGCTGAGATCTGGCGGCACACATGCTCAGAGAGAAGCACTGTCTAAGAAACTATATGACGAGTCCCGGGCTGAGTATAAGAAGTCCCAGATGGCTCGTATGGAAGCGGAGTGGAGAAAGAAGAATCCTAATGCTGATGATGACGACTTTGGAGATTATTTAGTCGACAAGCCGAGCTATAGCGAAGAAAAAGATGTGCATTTCATGAAGTCTCATAAATTGCGGTCAGATGCTCATAAACTGTCAACAAATTATGTAAAAGACCAAGTGATTGGCTCCACAGCAATGAGTGCACTGCTTGTCGCTCCGGTCGCTGGTCTAGTAACAAAGGAAATTACTGGAAGCGGAAAATTTGGAGCCTTATCTGCACTGGGTGTTATTGGTGGCTCCTCCATCTTTGAATTTATGGAGGCTACTAAGGATCAGCGTAAGACCTATGACCGGTATAAGGATCGGGGGTGATCATGTGGCAAATGGCAATGAACTATATCACCATGGTATCCTTGGTATGAAGTGGGGCGAACGTAATGGTCCTCCTTACCCGCTTTCCTCTGGTGCACATAGCGCTCGTGAGAAGAAACACGGCACCAAAGGTTGGACCGCTGAAGCGAAAGCTGACGCCAAACGTAAGCCTTCTGCAAATAGCGAACGGACTTCTAAAAAGAAGACACGGAAGACTGCCGAAGACATCACCAAAGATGTCATTAAAGAGGCGAAACATCAAAATGGATCAAGCGGCAAAAACCAAAAACCAAGTCCGTCAAAAGTAAGCTTGAAAGACGTCAAAACGTATCGCTCTGAGATGATCGAGAAGTATTCGAAGTCTGATCCGGAGAAAGCCGACAAGTACAAAAATGCATCTGAGAAAGACCTGACCGAAGAGTATCAGCGTCGAAAAGAGTTGACAAAGACTGTGGCTGCGGTCGCAGCGGTTGTTGGTGTTAGTGCTGCTTGTTATTTTGCATTTCGTTCTGGAGCGGTAAAGCGGATTGCAAAATCCGGGATCACTAAAGCTGATGATGCTGCAAAAGCGGTTGTCAAAGAAGCAATTCGAGACTCTTTTGATGATATAGATTATGTTATCTCAAAAGGGACTGTGATGCATCGCATGGTTGGTTTTGAGGGATTCGATCTTAAGAAGACTGCAGGTCAGGTTTTGTACACCGCTACAAACGAAGACGATAGAAAAGCCTATATGGCACTTCTAAAGGATTTTAGTAAAACCGGAAAACGATATGATGTTTCTCTTGAGGCTATAAAGGACATTGTCGCTCCGTCGGATAAAAAAGCTCTACAAATTTTTAATGAGCTGCTGGCTAGTGATCCGGCATATAAAGAGGAAATAGTTGATACCTTTGCCGAAATGCTCGCTAATGTTAATGGCGTTAAGAGAGGCGATTTGGAGTGGGATACTTATAAGTATTTTGCTCGAACCAAAGTTGACTACAACCCATTTCAAGCGGCCATAGCTGGAATTGCAAATCAGAATAATGCTACAAAAAAGCTTATTGAAGCTTATAAAAAACATGGTTATAATGGCATTGTCGATTATCACGATAAGGGTCAAGTATCTAAGCTTCCAATGATTCTGTTTGATGCCGCAAGTGACACTGTAAAACGAGGGGAAGCTTTCGTAACGGATACCATGCGAGTTGACGCTGTTAAGGCCTTGTCTAAGCTGACAGATCATCCAGTGGCTGAAACAGCCCGTGCATTATCCGACATGCCTATTTCAGAACTTCTACGAATTCTAAAAGGTGGATAAGGTTATGCGTTAGCACGCGACTAATACATTGCCTTCTATGAAAGGAGGATACGCATATGGATCACTTTATTCTTGAGATGGCGGAACTTTATAAAAAAATCAGGAATGGTGCTGCAACTAAAGACGAAGTAGATCGATTCGAAGTCGAGACTAAATTGTCTTGCATGAATTACACCGTTCTGATGCATGCAATAAAGCGAGCCGCTAAAGAATAAAATCAAGTGCTTTCCTAAATTAAGAAGATGATCTTTTAAAGGTCGTCTTCTTTTTATTCTAGAAGGCTAACAAGGAGGAACTTCAAAATGGGCTTTGTAGACAGAATCCAGCGTGGCTGGAATGCGTTCAGGAATAGAGATCCTACGCAGGACTTTCGAGATTCTGGGATGACTTACTATTATCGTCCGGACCGTCCACGATTTACTCGAGGAAATGAGCGTTCGATTATAACCTCGGTACTTAACCGCATTGCTCTGGATGTATCAGCGATTGATATTTTTCATGTTAAACTCGATAAAAATGGTCGATTTCTTACCACGATTGAGTCTGGGCTTAACAATTGCCTTACTCTGAGCGCAAATGCGGACCAAACTGGCCGTGCTTTCAAACAGGACGCAGTCATGTCGATGCTCGACGAAGGCTGTGTTGCTATTGTGCCCGTGGATACCTCTATCGATCCAAATAAGTCTGATTCCTATCAAATCGACACAATGAGGGTCGGAAAGATTATTCAGTGGCGTCCGCAGCATGTCCAGGTGCGGCTCTACAATGAGCAAACTGGCAAGAAGGAGGAGCTATGGCTTCCTAAAAGATCTGTGGCTATTATTGAGAATCCGCTGTATGCAGTGATGAATGAACCTAGCTCTACTATGCAGCGACTGATAAAAAAGTTGGCTTTGCTGGACGTGACAGATGAACAAACGGCATCCGGGAAGTTAGACCTTATTATCCAGTTGCCTTATGTTATTAAGACTGAGGCTAGACGGCAGCAGGCTGAGAGTAGGCGTAAAGACATCGAGATGCAGCTTTCCGGTTCAAAGTATGGTATTGCTTATACGGATGGTACAGAACGTATTACTCAGTTGAATCGATCGGTTGAAAATAACTTGATGAAACAGGTTGAGTATTTGACGAATCAGCTTTACAGTCAGCTTGGTATCACCCAGGCAATTCTGGATGGAACAGCCGACGAGAAGACGATGCTGAATTATTACAGTAGGACGATTGAGCCCATTATCTCAGCTATAGTTGATGAGATGAAGCGGAAGTTTCTCACAAAAACTGCTCGTACTCAGCGGCAGTCAATTCAGTTCTTCAGAGATCCGTTCAAACTGGTTCCTGTCGGCGACATTGCGGAGATTGCTGATAAGTTTACTCGCAATGAGATCATGACTTCCAATGAGATTCGACAGATTGTTGGCATGAGACCATCGAATGATCCGAAGGCCGATGAACTGAGAAACAGCAATATCTCTCAGCAAAAAGACGACCCTATGAACCAGCCTTATGAGACTGGCGATGAATATTATCAGGAAGGAGAAAGTCAAAATGGTTAATACCAAGTATTCTGATTGCGATTTTTCTGGATGGGCGACTCGCAACGACCTCGTTTGTGGTGATGGTCGGATCATCAAGAAGGACGCATTCAAGGATAATGATGGGAAGAAAGTGTCTCTTGTATTTAACCATAATCATGATGACCCGAATGCGGTTCTCGGACATGCATTTCTTGAGAATCGTGACGAGGGAGTCTATGCTTATGGGTATTTTAACGACACCGAATCCGGAAAGACTGCGAAGGCGCTCGTTAATAATGGCGATGTGAGCTCTCTGTCCATCTGGGCCAATAAGCTTCGTCAGCGAGATGCGTCTAATGGTCGCAAGGAAGTTCTCCATGGCGATATTAAGGAACTGAGTCTGGTTCTCGCCGGTGCGAATCCTGGCGCCTATATCGACTTTGTTATGGCCCACGGCGATGATGATCTCGATGGTGAAATTGAGGAACTGTACGCTGGTTATAACGAAAATATTGTGATCCACGCGGCTATGAAGGCTATTGAGAATAAGGATAATGATAAGGAGGACCCGAAAATGGCCGATGAGTCCAAAAAGAACACCTCTGAGGAAGATGAGGAGACCGTTGCAGATGTGTTCAACACTCTGAACGAAAAGCAGAAGACCGTTGTATATGCAATGATCGGTAAGGCGCTGGAGGATGCTGGCGTCAGTAATAAAGAAAATGATAACGAGGAAGGAGACGATAAAATGAAGCACAACGTGTTTGACCAGGAGGATACCCGTCAGGATTCTATCCTTGCCCATGACGACATGAACGAGATTCTGGAGCTGTCTAAGAGCCCCAGCATCGGTAGCTTTAAGCAGGCTCGCAAGATCTATGAGGAGCAGAACGAGCTGCAGCATAATGCATTCGATGAGGAGACCATGGGCAAGCTGATGCCTGAATATAAGCTCATCGATCCCACTGAGCCCAAGATCCTGTACCCCGATGATACCTGGGTGTCCAGCGTTATCAACGGCGTTCACAAGTCTCCCTATAGCCGTGTCCGTACCCGCCGTGCCGACGCTCGTAAGTCCGAACTGCAGGCTCTTGGTTACAAGAAGGGCGACTATAAGAAGGAGGCCAGGAAGATCCAGCTGCTGGGCCGTACCCATGATGCTCAGACCGTGTACGTGAAGGATAAGATTGACCGTGATGATATTCTGGATATCACTGATTTCGATCTGGTGGCTTACAACTGGAAGATTCTGCGCCACACTCTGGAGCAGACCCTGGCTCAGGCTATTCTGATCGGTGACGGTCGTGATGATCTGGACCCCGATAAGATCAAGGAGGACCACGTTCGCCCCATCTGGCACGACGATGAGCTGTACTGCATTCATCAGGATGTAGACATTACCGCCGCTAAGCAGAAGCTGCAGGGTACTGAGACTGGTCAGCACTTTGGCGACAACTATGTGTACTCTGAGGCTATTATCGAGGCTGCTCTGTACTCTCGTGAGAAGTACAAGGGTTCTGGTAATCTGACCTTCTATTGCACGCCTCACCTGCTGAATGTGATGCTGCTGGCTCGTGATCTGAATGGTCGTCGTATCTATTCGTCCAAGAATGATCTGGTGGCTGCTCTGAATGTCAAGGATATCAAGACCATTGAGCAGTTTGAGGGTCTGATCCGCACTACTTCCGACAATAAGAAGAAGAAGATGCTGGGTCTGTTTGTCAACCTGGCCGACTATCAGCTTGGCTGTGTCAAGGGTGGTGAGATCACCAAGTTCGAGGACTTCGATATTGACTTCAACCAGCATAAGCTGCTTCTGGAGACTCGCGTATCTGGTGCTCTGGTTGAGTGGTACTCTGCTATCGCTCTGGAAGAGGACGTCACCAATGCCGGCTGAGTGCCGACTATAATAATTTAAGGAGGTATATATAATGGATCGTATCTATGATCAGGCTAAGGATCAGAATGTCGCCGCTCTGGTTATCTATGGCAAGGAGACCACCGACAATAAGGCTTACTCTGATTCCGAATGCAAGGTTCAGATGACAACTGATGAGCTGAAGGACGCGTTTATTAAGCGCGCCCTGATTAAGGTTGGCGAGAAGTATTTCATGCCTATCGATTATTCTGAGGTGTCCAAGGCCGGCAGCGTAAACTATGTGAGCACTACTGGCGAGTCCAGTACGCCGAAGACCGTTCTGATCAATCTGGCCGCGGTCGCTCGTGCCTAAATGAGCTCGAGGTGAAAATTCAAAATGGCGAGATACTGCGGAAAAATCGGTTTTGCCGAGACCAAGGAAACTAAACCCGGCGTTTGGAAAGACGAGATTGTTACTCGTATTTATTATGGTGATCTGACTCGGAACGCCCGTCGGCTTCAGTCATCCGGAAATCTCAATGACAACATCGTCGTCACGAATGAACTGTCGATCGTGGCGGATCCGTATGCCAATGAAAATTTTCACGCGATGCGTTATGCTGAATTTATGGGCGTTAAATGGAAGATTACAAGTGTCGAAGTTCAACGTCCGAGACTGATCCTTAGCCTGGGGGAGGTGTACAATGGGTAGCAGACTTGATTTGCAGACCAAGTTGGAGACTCTCCTTGGGAATCAAAACGTGTATTACCAACCCCCGGCTTCGGTCAGGATGAATTACCCGGCAATTGTATACTCTCGAAGTAATATCGAGAATCGGCATGCAGACGACGATGTCTACATGCAAGCGTATTTCTATGAAGTAATCGTGATTGATGAAGACCCCGATAGCGAGGTCGTTGAGAACATATCGAAGCTTCCTGGCTGTAGATTTGATCGACATTACACGTCGGATAATCTCAATCACGATGTATTTACTCTATATTATTAAGGAGGAACTGAAACATGGCTGGAAGACTGAAATGGGATCAGACCGGCGAGCGTTTGTACGAAACCGGCGTAAAGCAGGGTGTTCTGTATATTCCCACCGGTGGCGTTTACTCAAAGGGCGTGGCTTGGAATGGCCTGACCGCCGTTACCGAGAGCCCTTCTGGTGCTGAGGTCACCGCTCTGTATGCGGACGACGGCAAGTACCTGAACCTGATGTCCGCCGAGGAATTCGGTGCCACAATCGAGGCTTATACTTATCCTGACGAGTTTGCTGCTTGCGACGGCTCTAAGGAACTGGCTGATGGCGTGACCATTGGCCAGCAGGCTCGTAGTACTTTCGGTCTGTGCTACAAGACCACTGTCGGTAATGATACCGAGGGTAACGACCATGGCTACAAGCTGCATATTATCTATGGTGCTCTGGCTTCTCCTTCTGAGAAGGCCTATTCGACCATTAATGATAGCCCCGACGCAGTTACTTTCTCTTGGGAGGTTACTACGACTCCTGTGAATGTGACTGGCGCTAAGCCCACTGCCTCTCTGGTTATCGATTCCACCAAGGCAGATCCTACTAAGCTGACTGCTCTGGAGGATATTCTGTATGGTAAGGATGCATCATCGGGTTCTAGCAGTCAAGCTGTCGAACCTCGCCTGCCTCTGCCCGATGAGATCAAGACTCTGATGACTGCAGGCTAAAAAAGTAACACTATGGGGGCGTATTCAGGTAAGCTGGCGCCCTCTCTTTTTTAATTTGAAAGGAGTAACTATAATGCTTAAGAAAACTATTACCTATACTGACTATAACGGTTCCGAGCGCACAGAGGACTTTTACTTCAACCTGACTAAGGCTGAGATCATGGAGATGGAGCTTACTACCGCCGGTGGACTGTCCGAGATGATCGAGAAGATTGTGGCGGCCAAGGATGCTCCCACCATCATTAAGGTCTTTAAGGATCTAGTCCTGAAGGCCTATGGCGAGAAGAGCCCCGACGGTCGTCGTTTCATGAAGTCTCCTGAAATTCGTGAGGCATTTTCCCAGACCGAGGCCTATTCTCAGTTGTTTATGGAGCTCGCGACCGATGATGAGGCAGCCGCAAAGTTCGTCAATGGGATTATTCCCGCTGTCGAGAAGAAATGAGTGGCCAATAAGGAGTGACCTAAGAGATGCTCGAAATAACCATTCCGGAAACGGAGATGTGGGATGAAGTAAATCAGGAATTCATCAACACAAAAGCGCAGACTCTGCAACTCGAGCATTCTCTTGTTTCTCTTTCCAAATGGGAGTCAAAATGGTGCAAACCGTTTTTCTCGAAACAAGAGAAAACGTTCGAAGAAACCGTTGACTATATAAGATGCATGGTACTCAATAAGAATATCTCGCCAGATATTTACAAAACTCTATCCACGCAGAACATAAAGGAGATCAACACTTATATAGACGCTCCAATGACTGCAACGTGGTTTGCTAAGGATAAATCTGGTGCAAATAGTCGAGAACAGATCACCTCTGAGTTAATCTATTATTGGATGATCGCTCTCAACATTCCATTTGAGTGCCAAAAGTGGCATCTTAATCGTCTCCTGACGCTTATCAAGGTATGTAGCATTAAAAATCAGCCTGCTAAGAAGATGAGTAGACGAGAGATAATGAGCAGAAATGCGGCTCTTAACGCCGCAAGAAGAAGACAACTGAATTCTAACGGATAATAAGGAGGAATTATATATGCCCAAGAAAGTATATTTGTCTCCGTCCGATCAGACGAAGAACTATTATGCCTACGGAAATACTACTGAGGCTATTCAGTGTGGTAAGATCGCCGAAGCCTGCCGTAAGGCTCTTGTGAGATGCGGTGTTGAGGTTATGGTCGGACAGTATGATACGATGACTAATCGCTGCAAGGCCTCTGACACCTTCGGTGCCGATCTGCATGTGCCTATTCACACTAACGCCTATAATGGCAAGGTTGGCGGCACTCGCGTATTCTGCTACAACAAGACTGGTGAAGGTTATAAGGCCGCTCGGGCGGTGTTCAATGTTCTGGCCCCGGTCACGCCGGGCACCAGCGAGAGTATCAGCGTGAATGCCAATTTGTTTGAGGTTCGAGTTCCTGCGGCTCCTACGGTCTACGTGGAGTGCGACTTCCATGATGTTCCGAAGATTGCTAAGTGGATCATTGAGAATACAACTGCGATTGGTGAAGCCATCGCCAATGGAATCTGTAACTACTTCGGCATCAAGTACAAGACTGAAGTCAAGCCTACTCCGTCTACTTCTAAGAAGTCCATTGATGAGATTGCTCGTGAGGTGATCCTCGGAAGATGGGGCAACGGCAAGGAGCGTAAGAATCGTCTGACTGCCGCTGGTTACGATTACGATGCCATTCAGAAGCGGGTTAATGAGATCATGGGCTAGTGAGGAATAAGTAAATGATCAAGTTCAGACAAAAGGGCGACTTCTCCAAGCTCACCCGTTACTTCGAGAGAGTTAAAGAAGTTGTTAAGCTCGGCGACCTCGATAAATACGGTCGAGAAGGAGTTGCCGCCCTTGAGTCTGCGACTCCAGTTGATACGGGATTGACGGCTTCTTCCTGGCGATATGAAATCGATCATGGCAAAGATTCTGTTTCAATTTCGTTTTACAACGATAATATTCAAAATGGAGTTCCAATCGCTATAATTCTGCAATACGGTCATGGAACTCGGAATGGTGGTTGGGTCCAAGGTCGAGACTATATCAACCCAGTTATTCGACCGCTATTCGATAAAATTGCTGACGAAGCATGGAAGGAGGTCACCAAGTTATGAGTAGAACCGTCGACCAGAGAGTCGTCGAAATGCAGTTTGATAACGGACAATTCGAACGCAATGTCAAGACTAGCATGAGTACACTCGACAAACTGAAACAGAGCTTGAACATGGACGGCGCTGCGAAAGGTTTGGAGAATGTTCAGCAAGCCTCCCGAAATGTTGACTTTAGCCATATGGCGGCAGGTGTTGAGGCACTGCAAAATCGTTTCTCGACACTGGGAATCGTCGGTATGCGAGTCATTCAGAATCTTACGGACTCTGCAATGCAATTTGCAAATCGAACTCTGAGCTTTATAACTAGCGGCATTGTTCAGGGTGGTATCCGAAGAGCCATGAATCTGGAGAACGCACACTTCCAGCTACAGGGTCTGCTCAAAGATGAAAAGCAGGTCTCTGCCGTTATGAAGAACGTTAACGACTCCGTTGATGGTACTGCATACAGTCTGGACTCTGCCGCAAAGGTTGCTTCTCAGCTTGCAGCTTCCGGTATGCGTGCGGGTGATGAGATGTTCACATCTCTTCGGGCTGTTGCGGGCGTTGCGGCTATGACGAATAGCGAGTATGATTCGATTGGCGAAATTTTCACAACGGTCGCCGGTAATGGCCGACTTATGGGCGAACAGCTTCTTCAGCTTTCTTCGAGAGGCATGAATGCGGCGGCAACACTTGCTGAGTACCTTCATGTAAGTGAAGCCGAAGTGCGAGATATGGTGTCCAAAGGAAAGATCGATTTCCAGACCTTTGCTGCAGCTATGGACGATGCTTTTGGTGAACATGCTAAGAAAGCTAATGAGACATTCACCGGCTCGTTGTCCAACATTAAGGCCGCCTTAGCTCGAATTGGTGCTTTGTTTGTTTCTCCCCTGATAGTTCAAAATGGACCAATTGTCCAGTTCTTTAACACCCTTAGAGAGAGAATCAATGACATTAAGTCGGCTATTGGTCCGCTTGCTGATCAGTTTACCGGTAGTGTTAATAAGATGGCCGAGAGCGCAAAAGCATTTCTTAGCCGAATGAGCTCCGAAGATCGAATTCAGATCTTGTCCAATGTTGTGAAAACGCTCACAAATATCTTCTCCGGTCTTTGGAGTATCCTAAAACCGGTTGGACAGGCCCTCAAAGATATTTTTCCGGCTGTCGCCGCGAATCGGTTGATCGACTTCACAGCCAAACTTAAAGACTTAACGGCACAAATCAAGCTTGGCAGCTCCGAGTCGAAGAATCTTAGAGATACCTTTAAGGGCATCTTTTCGGTTCTTAAACTTGTAGTTAATGCCATCATTGCCGTTGCTAAAGGCGCCGGTAATCTTATCTCTAAACTGACCGGGGTTCGGGGTGGGCTGCTTGGCATCACCGGTGCAATCGGAAGATGGCTTATGAAAGTTACAAGCGCTATCGATAGAACTGGAGCATTTCAGGCTATTGTGGGCGGTTTGTCTGACTATCTCGGTCGATGTATTGAAAGTATTAAAAAGTTTGTGGCCCTCTTAAAAGAGAAGCTTGTGATGCCGGGATTTGAGACCTTGGTTGAGCTTCTTAAGAAACTTTGGACCCTGGTCGAGAAGGTTGGGGGCAAGATCTCTGACTTTTTTAAGGGCATTGGAGAGTCTTTTAATGGAAACAGTCTTAACGGATTCTTTACTGCTCTTGGTACACTCTTATTGGCGAAACATGCTTATAAGAAGTGGTTTGATGATTGGAAGCCGATGATTGATCGTTGGCGGGCTCTTCTCGAAGAAGGCTTCGTAAAGGGTGTAAAGACCATTACTGGTGGTATCGATACTTTTGTTAGCGCTTTGAAAGCCATTAGTAGTAACCTCTGGGCATTCAACAAGAGTATCAAATATGACAATATTAAGAAGCTTGCTACGGCGCTTCTTATGCTTGCGGCGGCATTGCTTATCATTTCTTTGATCGATTCTGATAAACTTGCATCTTCCATGGTCGTTATCGAGGTATTTATTGCCAACTTGATGGCTATGGTAAAGCAGTTTGATGCTTTGAATGGTATCAAGGGGATTAAGGGCTTCGGCATTGGTACGTCTAATGCGCTCGGAACAATGGGAGCTATGCTGATCCAATTTGCAGCGGCCATCCTTATTCTGGCCATTGCACTTAAGAAATTGTCAGGGCTTAATTTTGGAGAGCTTCTCGTCGGTATTACTGGTATCGTGGCATTGGTTGGAATCCTTGTTGGAGCGGCTAAGATCATGAGTAAAGATGAGAAAGCCGTTACCAAATTTGGCGGTCAGATGATCCTCATGTCGGCTGGTGTTCTTATTCTGGCTTCTGCATGCAAGAAACTTGCGGGTCTTAGCTGGAATGAACTTGCTAAGGGCGCTGTGGGGATCTTTACTCTTACTGCTACTTTCGTAGCTGCTGCCAAGATTCTCAGTAAAGATGAGAAGGCAGTCTCTAAGTTTTCCGGGCAAATGCTTGTAATGTCACTTGGCATCACCATCATGGCACGAGTCTGCAAGAGTCTTGCTGGTCTTAGCTGGAGCGAACTTGCTAAGGGTGCTCTCGGTCTCGTAGGGATAACCGCAGTTTTGGTGGCAGCCACTAAGATCGTGTCTACGGATAGTAAGAAAGCACTCAAGGGTGCCGGTCAAATGGTTCTCTTAGCTGCTGCGATCGCCGTTATGGGTAAGACCCTGTCTGGTCTCTCCGGGCTGAGTTGGGAAGGCATTGCCAAGGGACTCATTTCCATGAGTGGAGGTATTACACTTCTTGCTATTGGGCTAGAAGAAATGAAGGGAACTCTGAAGGGTTCTGCAGCATTGCTCGTTGCAGCTCTTTCGCTGGCGGTTCTTGCTCCGGTTATGATATCCCTTAGCAAGATATCATGGGAAGGCATCGCAAAGAGTCTTATTGCTATTGCCGGCGCATTTACTATCATCGGACTCGCAGGACTAATCCTTGAGCCGGTCATTCCCGCAATTCTTCTTCTTTCCGGAGCAATTGCACTGATAGGTATCGGCTGTATTGCCGCCGGCGCAGGCCTTCAACTCTTTGCGGCCGGATTAGCAATGCTCGTTGGTGTTGTCGCAACCGGTGCTACTACTTTGGTGGCTACGATAAAGGTTGTCCTTCTCGGAATTCTTGGAATGGTTCCAGAGCTTGCTAAAGGTCTTGTCACGGCGATAAAGTCTTTGGTGGATGTTTTTATTCGGTGTGTTCCTTACATTGCTGAAGGCATTTTAAAGCTAATTGTCGGCGTATTCGAGGCCCTCGTAAAGTATACTCCGAAAATTGTCGATCTGGCATTCAATTTCCTGATTAAGATACTTGATGGAATTGCCAAGAATACTCCTCGGCTTATTAAGTCTATTGTAGACATGTTCGCCGACATATTCTCCGGTCTAATTGAGGCCCTTTCAAATGTAAGCCCGGACATGCTTCTTAAAGGAGCTGCGTGCCTTGGCCTTCTGGTTCTAATTGTAAATGGGTTAGCTGCTCTCATGTTTACTGCTCCCGCAGCTTTAATTGGTACTGCAGCATTCGGGCTTGTCATCGGAGAGCTCACACTTGTGTTGTCTGCGCTTGGAGAACTCGTCAATGGTCGGGATTTGAGTAATATTGTTGCCGCCGGAAACCTCCTTGAGAAAATCGGTACTACAATCGGTAAATTTGTTGGTGGATTTGTTGGCGGTGTTGCCGCTGGGGTTATGTCCGTACTTCCTGGCATTGGAAAAGATCTGTCTCTGTTTATGACAAATCTCCAGCCATTCTTAGACGGAGCAAGAAGCATCGATGCCTCGGCTTTCGATGGCGTTATGCAACTCGTTAAGGTTATGGCTGCGCTCAGTGGAGCTAATCTCGTCGAATGCGCAACACAGTTCGTCACTGGAAGTTCGTCTATTGGAACATTTGCGGCTCAGCTAATTCCTTTTGGCGAAGCAATTACACAGTTTTCTGAAACCGTTTCAGGAAGAGTCGACGAAGGCGCCGTTACAGCAGCTGCCAATGCTGGTAAGATCCTCACCGAAATGGCAAATACAATCCCTAATACCGGGGGATTTGCGGCATTGTTTGCTGGCGATAATGACCTTACTACATTTGCTAGTGATATTGTTCCCTTTGGCGAAGCAATTGTCAAGTTCTCCGAAACCGTTTCCGGCAAAATTGATGATGCAGCAATAACTGCAGCTACTAATGCCGGTAAGACCTTGTCCGAATTGCAGAATACCCTCCCCGAAATCGGCGGTCTCAAGGCCGTATTTGCTGGCGATCGGAGCCTTGCAATGATCACAAATGAGCTGATCCCATTCGGTGAAGCTATGGTCGAGTTCTCCAGTACCGTTAAAGGGATTGATGAGACCGCCGTCACTGGTGCCGCTAATGCTGGTAAAACACTTGCCGCAATGGCTGATACTATTCCTACTTCTGGAGGATTGTTTAGCCTTTTCGTCGGGGATAATCGTCTTGATATTTTCGGCTTACAGTTAGTTGCATTTGGTTTGGCCATAACTCAGTTCTCTAACATCGTTTCCGGAAACATTGATGAGGGCGCTGTAATGGCTGCTTCCAATGCCGGTAAGATTATGGCCGAGATGCAGGCAACCTTGCCTAATACCGGCGGATTGTTCTCTTTGTTCACTGGCTCTAGTGACATGATTACGTTTGGTACCCAGCTAAAGTCTTTCGGCGAGTCTATTGCTGCTTTTTCTGAAAGTATAAGCGGTAAGATCGATGAAAGTGCGGTTATTGCAGCCGCCAATGCGGGTAAAGCCATGGCTGAAATGCAAGCTACGCTTCCGAATGTTGGCGGCGTTGTTCAATTCTTTACCGGTCACAAAGAGGATCTCAGTACCTTTGCGGAAGGAATTACCGCTTTTGGAACAGCCATGTGCGGGTTTTCTCAGGCTATCACCGGTTCTGGCACCTTCAATCCGGAGGCCGTAACAGCCGCTGCAAATGCGGGTAAAGCCCTTTCAGAACTGCAGAATACGCTCCCCAATACCGGTGGCGTCGTCGAGTTCTTCGCGGGGCACAAAGAAGACTTCGGAACTTTCTCTGAAGGTCTCGTTCCCTTTGGCGAAGCAATGCGAGATTTCTCAAAGACCGTATCCGGAAATATTGATGCCGAAGCCGTGAGTGCGGCTGCTAATGCCGGCAAGGTTATGGCTGAAATGCAAGCGACCTTGCCAACCGATGGTGGGATATTCTCCGTATTTTCTGGTAAATCGGAAGACATGGCATCCTTTGGCACCGATTTGGAGACCTTTGGTAATGCTATTGTTGGTTTCTCTAAAATCCTTGTTGACGGAAGTATTGATACTGATAAGATAACGGCTGCCGTCAACGCTGGCAAGATCATTGCGCAGATGGCAGACTCGATCCCCGATAGTATTGTGAATTTGTCCATCCTTAGTAGTAAGCTTGAACCGTTTGGTGAATCCCTGGGTAAATTCCAGTCTCGTATCTCTGAGGTAAACGTCGATCTTCTGTCTACCGCAGTAGATAAGATCAAAGAAGTTGTTGAGAAGCTTGCTAGTGTCAGTACGACCGGTCTCGATAAGTTCGTTGACTCTTTTAACAAAGCCGAATCCAAAGCGGTTTCCGCATCCAATAAGATGCTTGACAATATGATCAGTAAGGTCGAAGGCAAGAAGCCAAAGTTCAAGTCCGCAGGTGAGGCGTTGACCAAGAATCTGGTAGAGGGTATTAAGAAAGATAAGTCTAAGATTGCTAAGGAGTTCACAAACAATCTGGACGATGCTGTGTCTGGTATTAAGGGCCACTATAATGATTTCCACGATGCCGGTTCTTACCTTGTTGAGGGATTTGCTGATGGTATAAGCCAGAATACTTATAAAGCTGAAGCGAAAGCCAAAGCTATGGCCGAAGCCGCTGAGAAGGCTGCAAAAAAAGCGCTCGATATCAACAGCCCGTCAAAGGTGTTTCGTCGCATCGGTTATTTTGTTCCAGAGGGCTTTGCTCAGGGCATTGACCGTATGGGTAAGGTCGTTAGGATCGCGTCTGCTAGTATGGCCGAAATCGCGTTTGAAGAAACAAGAGCCGCCCTTGGGAAACTTCCTAAATTCTTTGATCCAAATGTCAAGACCATGCCAGTGATTAAGCCCGTAGTCGATCTTAGTGGTGTATCTGATGGCGTTAGCAAGATGACTGATATGTTTAGTGTTACTCCGTCCGTAGGGGTCATGGCAAACATTGGAGGTATTAGTTCTATGATGAATCGTCGTCAAAATGGAGCTAATGACGATGTTATCTCCGCCATTAACGGGCTCGGTCGAATGATTAGTGAATCCTCTGGCGATAGCTATACTATTAATGGTATCAGCTATGATGATAATGGAAATGTTGCAGATGCAATAAGAACTCTTGTGCGTGCTGCACGAATTGAAGGGAGGACATAAATCTGTGGTTACTGTTAAAAATCTAACTATCAAGAAGCAGACCGGTAGTGATTCTCATTATGCGAGTTGGAGTTTTGATGGTGGAACAGTAACCACCAACCCCTCCATAAAAGCTGGATCTCTCGTCTCTATTAAAGCGGGTTCTAGGTATTATAACGGAGTTGCAATTCCTTCCTGGGTAATGAGCGATCGTTGGTACGTTGTTCAGGTTACTGGAGATCGAGCGGTTCTCGGCAGAAATGTCAGTGGAACTCATAATATCCAGAGCCCCATCAATGTTAATAACTTGGTTGCTGGCTCAGGAGGGTCTGGCTCCTCCGTTTCCACGAATACGTTAGATCACTACGAAGTTAAATGGTATTATGATTCCGGAGATGGAATTTGGTTCGAAGGTAGCTCCTCTACAACAACCGAATCGCATTCTACGTATAATGCTCCAGACAATGCAAATTTCATTCTTGTCGCTGTTACTCCGGTCTCTAAGACATACAGGGTAAATAATACCGAAACCTCTTATTGGCAGGGTACAAAAGCACAAGCCAAATACTCTGTGGCAGTTGATCCTCCGGAGAATGTGTCTGTGCCGAATGTAATCATCGATCAGTATAAGCTTACGGCATCGCTTGAGAACATTTCAGACGCACGAGCCGATCAGATTGAATTTCAGGTGTATAACGGGACCAAACTTGTTAATTCAGGTTTGGTTACCGTTGTTACCTGTCAGGCATCCTTTTCTTGCGATGTGGCTGCTGGTGGCGAGTATCGAGTTCGTTGCAGAGCAGTAAATCTGAATGGCGCATCTAAAGTTCCAGGCGAATGGTCAAATTTCTCTAATGCTATCAAATCTATTCCATCTGCTCCAAGTGAGATTACGATCTGCAGAGCTGCTTCTGAAACGTCTGTCTACTTAGAGTGGACGGCCGTTGATAGTGCCGATACATATGATATCGAGTACGCAACAGAAGAACGATATTTCGATAACTCTGACCAGACAATGACCGCTACTGGCATTAAGTTCAATCACTTTGAAAAGACGGGTCTCCAAACTGGAGATGAGTATTTCTTTCGGGTTCGAGCAGTTAATGAAAAGGGAGAATCCCCTTGGTCTGGAATCAAGTCAACATCGATTGGTAAGAAGCCAATCGCGCCCACAACTTGGTCGTCTACTACGACAGCAATTGTTGGCGAGGATGTAACTCTCTACTGGGTTCATAATGCCGAGGATAATTCCACTCAGACATATGCCGAGCTGGAATTGACTATCAATGGGGTAACAGAGACAAGAACCATCAAGAATGATCGTCCTAAGGAGGATCAGGATAAAACCAGTTCGTACGTAATCAAGACTGTTACTTTCTATGAAGTAACAAAAAGCGGTGATACATATACGGCTACCACGAATATTCTTGAAACGGAGCCTACTGGCGGAACTCCTACCGGGTTCAAAACTACCACCGGTTATGATGTATATTCTTATATCGATTCTTCCGGTGCAACGGCATATTACTGTAAGAAGTCTTATGTGTTTGCCGATGGTGCGAAGATCCAATGGCGTGTTCGTACAGCCGGTGTAACTAAGACCTATGGTGATTGGTCCATACTTCGGAGCATTGACGTATATGCGCCGCCCACATTGACTCTTGCAATGATCGATGGCGATGGGGATGCTATTAATACGGTAACCACATTCCCATTTTATATTTCTGGTATTGCTGGTCCGAAGACCCAAGCCCCGATCGGATATCATTTGACGATTTCCGCAGACAGTGCTTATGAGACGGTGGACAATGTTGGTAATACAAAGATTGTTAATGCCGGAACAGCCGTATATTCCAAGTATTTTGATATTAATACGCCTCTTATGGTTGAGCTATCTGCCGGGAATGTCAATCTCGAAAACGGGGTTTCTTACACGGTTACATGCATTGTTTCAATGAATTCCGGTCTAAATAAGGAGAGCACTCTTTCATTTACCGTGGCGTGGTCTGATACGTCCTACAATCCAAATGCTGGCATTGCAATTGACCCCGATGCACTCGTGGCGTATATTCGCCCTGAATGTAGGAATAACGATGGGGTTCTTGTTGACGGGGTAACTCTTTCTGTATATCGAAGAGAGTATGATGGCGGATTTACCGAAATCGCCAAAGGTCTTAGTAATACAAAGAATATTGTAATTACTGATCCGCATCCCGCACTTGACTATGCTCGATATCGGATTGTATCAACAACAGAATCTACCGGTACCATCGGGTTCAATGATATTCCAGGCTATCCTGTGGGTGGAAAGGCCGTGATTATCCAGTGGGATGAGGAGTGGAAAGAATTTGATTCGTCCACTGGTGGTTTGCTTATGGATCGTCCATGGACAGGATCAATGCTTAAGCTCCCATATAACATTGATGTATCCGATGCCTATGAGCAAGATGTATCTCTTATTGAGTACATCGGTCGTTCTCATCCTGTAAGTTATTACGGAACGCAAAAGGGTGAAACAGCCACCTGGAATCTGGAAATTCCGAAAAAAGATAAAGAGACTCTTTATGAACTTCGTCGTCTTGCAGTGTGGCTTGGCGATGCATATGTTCGCGAGCCTTCAGGAAGTGGATATTGGGCAAGTGTTAAAGTATCCTTTAGCCAAAAGCATTGTGAAGTAACCATTCCGGTAACGCTATCTATTACTCGAGTCGAAGGAGGGGTGTAATATGCCTAATTGGGCAGAATCGATGCAACAGTCATTTGAATACTATCTTGTCGATCCTGGTACTTGGAAAGAGGTTAAGCTTCTGGACAACGTAAAGTCATGCTCTATCAATAGAGACGCCGAAACGGATACACTAGGATCTGCAACCATAGATGTTACCAACTCGGTTGGCGAAGCATACATTCGAGTGTACCTTGTAACGATTCAAAATGGACTAAGGGAGCGTCATCCTTTGGGCACTTTCTTAGTCCAAACCCCCTCTTCTTCCTTTGACGGTAAGATTCGGGAAGTAACAATGGACGCATACACGCCACTTATCGAGCTTAAAGAAAATACTCCGCCTCTCGGGTATTCAATTTTGAAAGATCAGAATATTATGGATATGGCATATGTCATCACAAGAGAGCGAATGCGAGCACCAATTATTGCCGCAGAGTGTCCCGATACGCTATATTCAGATTTTGTAGCTAACACCGATGACACTTGGTTCTCCTTTGTTCGGGATCTGATCAAGTGCGCAAAGTATACCCTGGAACTTGATGAACTTGGCCGAGTTCTGTTTTCACCTAAGCAGGACCTTGCATCTTTGCAGCCGGTATGGACTTATGATGATTCAAATAGTTCAATTCTTTATCCCGAATTGTCCATGAAACATGATCTATTCAATGTTCCGAATGTTGTTGAGGTTGTGTATTCTGATGGACGAGATTCCTACTATGCAAGGGTTGTTAATGATGATCCAAATAGCCCAACCTCAACAGTGAATAGAGGTAGAGAAATCGGATATAGAGAGACAAATCCTAAGATTTCAGGAGTTCCAACTGATGCACAAATTCAAGAATACGCTAAGATATTGTTAAAGGCTTTATCGACAGTTGAGTATTCAATATCATACACACATGGTTATTGTCCGGTTAGACTTGGTGATTGTGTGCGAATAAATTACGCACGAGCCGGAGTTACCAATGTTAAGGCCAAGGTAATAAGTCAGACAATCAAGTGCGAACCCGGCGCTCCAGTTACGGAAACTGCAGTATTTTCAAAAAAGTTATGGGGTGATACATTGTGAGTTTATCAAGCGATCTGGTATCCCAGTTTGCGAAGATTGTGCAACCCGAAAAAAAAGAGCAAACTGAGACTACAGTATATGGTACGGTGGTCGTGTATGAAGGGGCTACGTACGTAAAGCTGGATGGCTCTGATCTTATGACCCCGATTGAGACCACAACCGATGTAAAAAGTGGAGAACGAGTTACCGTGATGGTTAAAAACCATACGGCTATCGTCACTGGTAATCTTAGTTCCCCAGCAGCTAGAACTGGTGATGTAAAAGAACTTGGGAATAAAATTTCTGAGTTCGAAATTGTAATTGCCGATAAAGTAAGTGTCGAGCAACTTGAAGCTGAGATTGCTCGTATTGACACCTTGGTTGCCGAAAATGTGACTATAAAAGAACGTCTTACTGCAACAGAAGCAAGCATCGGGTCTCTTGAAGCGGATAATGTGGTTATCCACGAAAAACTGACTGCACATGATGCGTCCATTGAAAATCTTGAGGCTAAGAAGATCGATGCCGAAGTCGTTGAAGCAACCTATGCAACCATCGAGAATCTGGAAGCGACAAATGCCACTGTCAACAATCTCGAAGCTACATATGGTGAGTTCAAAGACTTGGCGACTGACAAATTCACAGCCATTGAGGCTGATATTGACAGTCTTGAGGTTAACAAATTATCTGCTGAGCAGGCAGACTTGAAGTATGCGAACATTGAGTTCACGAACATCGGCAAGGCTGCTATTGAGAACTTCTATGCCAAATCCGGGATTATCAAGGATCTTGTTGTTGGAGATACAACTGTAACTGGTAAGCTTGTCGGTATTACAATCGTTGGCGATCTTATCGAGGGCGGTACCATCAAGGCTGATAAGCTGGTTGTCCTTGGCAGTGACGGTCTATATTACAAATTAAATACAGATGGAGTCTCTGTATCTACTGAGCAGACTGAGTATAATAGTCTGAACGGTAGTATAATAACTGCAAAAACGATTACTGCTGAAAAGATAAATGTCCATGACCTGGTTGCTTTTGATGCCACAATTGGCGGGTTTCATATTTCAGATGATTCCATATATTCTGGAGTAAAATCCTCTGCCGATAACACCACCAGAGGTATATTCTTAGGAAAAGCCGGTGAGCTGAATGTTGGTGACGAGACAAATTATCTGAAGTATTATCGGGAACCGATTGAGTCGAGTATTCACGAGGTCAGTAAGAAGACCCTTACGTACAAAGGCGAGTGGGATTCGACAATGAGATATTCCATTAATGATACTGTTCTATTCTCAAACGCTTACTATGTAGCGTTAGAGGATATTCTTCCAGAGGCAACCGCCGATATCGGTAAAGCCGACGAATCGGTTGCGGCTGGAGCTTCGTCACTTAGCCCAGAATTAGATGAGCGATGGACACTTTTTACCGGAGAAGTGTATGATGGCGACATCTACACAAAAGAACAGACTACTTTGGACACCGCTCCTACCGGTGGAATGGCTCTAGGTGTTAACACAACAACTGGAGAACCTGTATATTCATATACTGAAAGCGGAATTGCTAAATACTATTGTATTGTGAGTAGATACAAGTACAAACTTGCCATCTCAGCTGAGAGTATGATATTTAGTGCAACTGGAAAAACCGTTGATGATACTATAGGTGATGTACAGACGTCATTCAGTAAGCAAACGGCGGACATTATATCTGCTTGCAACGATGCAATTTCCGAGGCTCTTAAGGGATACGTTGAGAATGGAGACTACACTCAGTTTCGAGAAACGGTCAATGCACAATTAGCCATACTGTCTGATCGGATCACTATGAACTTTAATACCACGGTAGAAGAGATTGATAGTCTTACTGGAGATGTAGAAAATAGGTTCACGACCCTTAGTAAGTATATTAACTTCTCTCAAGATGGTATTGAGATCGGTTCTGGTGAAAGTACACTAAAGCTGACTATCGATAATGACCGTATTTGCTTTGAGCAAGACGGTAAGGTTAAAGGCTGGTGGGATGGATCCGATTTCCATACTGGTAATATCATGGTTGAAGTTTCTGAGCGAGCTCAGTTTGGTAACTTTGCATTCATTCCTAGATCTGATGGCTCTCTTATGTTCCTGAAGATCAATAACTCTACTGATGAGGGGGCGAGCAGTTAATGGCGCTAAGTGGATCTGTAGCAACAAATGCTGGTGAGTACAGTAGATACTATCGGTTGAATTGGACTGCTACACAGTCAATAGCAAATAATACATCGACTATTTCTTGGACTCTTACCGCTGCCGGTGGTACCGGATGGGTAGCAGAGAGAACGGTCTATGTCAATATTGACGGAACCAGCGTATATAGCAAGTCAAATTATGTTGAACGATACCCCGGCGTTGTGGCAAGCGGTACGAAGATGCTCACGCACAATAGCGATGGCACTCGATCTTTCAATATCAGTATTGGCGCTGCTGTATATTATACTTCAGTCACTTGTACAGGTGTAGGTTCGCCTACCTTGGATACAATTGCACGAGCATCCGACTTGTCTGTATCTGACGGAACACTTGGGGCGGCTCAGACAATAACTGCAGATCGTAAGTCTAGTAGTTTTACGCATACATTGACCTGGAAATGCGGATCTTATAGTGGAACAATTGCTACGAAGTCGCCCGCGACATCCTGGTCGTTTACTCCCGAACTAAAGCTTGCAGGGGGAGCACCAAACGGAACAAATGTATATTGTGAGTTTACCCTTACAACTAACAATGGTAATGCTGTAATCGGTTCAACAAAAAAATCGGTTCGGTTGGCAATTCCGAATAGTGTTGTACCAACATGTAGTATGTCGCTCTCTGATGCAAAGGGATACAAAGATACCTATGGCGGTTATATTCAAGGACAGTCGATCTTGCATGTTGTAATCAATGGCTCTGGAATATTTGGATCTTCGATCTCGTCATATTCTGCATCTGCGAATGGCACTCGCTATATATCACAGACATTTGATACGGCTCCTTTAAAGACTGCTGGATCTAACACCATCACTGTGGGTGTTAAGGATAGTCGTGGTCGATCCGCGTCAGCATCATCGGCAATAACTGTTATTCCATATTCAGTTCCAAATATTATTTCCTTTAGCGTAAATCGGTGTAATGCTGATGGGACGGAGAATGACAGAGGGGCGTATGCCAAGGTAACCTATCAATATTCAGTCACGAATCTTTCCAACAAGAATACTTTTACAGCATCTCTGAATTACAAGAAGACAACGGATAGCCAATGGACAAGCGTAACTATTACTCCAACAGACTCCCTTTATAATGTTAGCGGGTCTAATATTATAGCTGCAGATGATGCTCACTCTTATGATATTTCTTTGGTAGTTACGGACTCCTTTACGTCCGCATCTCAGTCAACAGCTCTGTCCACCGGATATTGCTTGTATCATGTTCGAGCATCTGGTAAGGGTATTACTTGGGGTGGAGTAGCTGAAGATGACGGCTTCAATGTCAAAATGCCCGCTTCTTTCCAGAATAGTGTCTCTTTCGAAAGCACTAATGCTTCCGATTCTATTTCTGCGAAAATGCCGGCTCATTTTCAGAAGCCAGTAACCTTTGGTGGAACGATGGAATCTTCGGGCTTTCATGTTAAACAGCTTGCTCATTTCCATAACGGACTGAGAGAGGATATTCAGGTTGTTGAATCTGGAAACTGCAATATGCTCACAGAAAGTGGCAATTATTATATTAAATCCAATGGAGCAAATATGCCGGTCGCAGTAAATGGGTGGCTTACTGTTAAGTCATTTGGAGATAAGAGCAATTGCTATCAGGAATTCGTAACATGTCAAGGTGAGCGTTATCAGCGATGGAGAACCGATGGAACGTGGTCTGCTTGGACACGAGATTATGGGCAAAAACTTCTATGGAAAGGCAATTCCTATATGGGAGATTCCCAATTAGCTACCTTGGCTGAAGACATAAGTTCTCAGCAAAACGGGATTGTTCTTGTATTTGCACGATTTGTTAGCAGCACTTCTAATCCTGTTGATGAGTTTAGTTGTCACTTTGTTCCAAAAATGGCTGTTTCGCTCGAGGGCGGTAGAGGCTTCTCTTTCCATATAACGAACCATTGGAATCAGGGCGTTAAATACCTCTACATACAAAACGCAAAAATTATCGGTAATGTCTACAATTCGTCTTCGAAGACTATTGGTGGTTCTACATATACCAATAACTACTTCGTTATGCGGTATGTAATCGGTGTATAAGCAATGCTTTAAAGAGAATGGTGGTGAACAACGTATGAGCGACGCGGTTATAGTTGCTATTATAACAGGTACTATGACCCTTATTGGGGTTATTATATCCACGTGGAGTAGCAATCGATCAATAAGTAAGGACCTTAATGATATCAAAGAAGAAAACAAGCACCAGTCTTTAGATATTTTAAGACTTACTGTGATGAGCAGAGACATGCCAATTTCAGAGAGACTTATTGCTGGGAAGAAATATCTCGGCAGAGGTGGAAATGGTGATGTAAAAAAGTACTATGAACAATTAGTAAAAGAACATACGAAATAAGGAGGATTATCAAAATGAAGCTGTCTAATAAGGTCTATGATGTTCTGAAGTGGATCGCTATGTATCTGCTTCCTGCACTGGGTACTCTGTATTTTGCCCTGGCTGGTATTTGGAACTTCCCTTATGGTGAGCAGGTGGTGGGCACCATTACTGCGGTGGATACTTTCTTGGGCGTTCTGCTGGGCATTAGCACGGCACAGTATCAGAAGGATAAGAACACGATTGAGCAGTAACTAAAGAAAGAGGGTCCGTCATTACGACTGGCCCTCTTCTTTTTTATTTATGAATCGCTAGCATAGTCTTTTATTTTTCCGCGAAAAAAACGCATTCTTTTATGAAATAATACCAAGGAGGGTTTAATATGGATTTTACTATGATCCTAGCATATATCGGAGCATTTACGATATCGTATTTATTTGTAGAATACATAGACCGATTTAACAGGTGAAAGTTCAAGGTGAGAGTTCATACGTGGGCTCTTACTTTTTGTAAAGTCAAAATTTCCCCAGATGGGATTTTTGAGAAAACATTTTAGAAAGGAGATTAAAGCATGAACTATCTTATTCTATTTGCATGCAGCTTTGCAAGCTCTATCGTGACAATGTTAGTTATGTATCTTACATCCGCGCGTGGAACCCTGCGAATCGACCATTCAAATCCAGAAAAAGATGTATATCGAATTGAAATTAATGACTTGGATGCACTATCTCGTAAGAAAAAGGTCATTCTTGATGTCGACAACAGCGCAATTCTTTCGCAAGAATAACATTGCCTATTATGGAGCATATGTTTACAAAATTTGAAAGGAGACATTAAGATGAAAATCGAAACCATGTTGCACGAGGAAATTCAGAGCGAATTCGAGGAGCTTAAGAAGATTCAGATCGGATCTGACCAGTATCGGGCAGCGGTTGACGGCATCTGTAAGCTCGTGGACAGAGCGACTGAGTATGACAAACTCGACGCCGAATGCAATGAGAAAAGTTTGAATCGAGGGTTTGATGAAGACTACAAATTGCGTCAGGCGGAAGATGAAAAGCGTGATCGTCGTATTAAGAACATGATTGCTATTGCCGGACTTGCTGTTCCTGCGGTCATCACAATCTGGGGGACCATCAAGTCTCTCAACTTCGAGAAAGAAGGAACCGTCACAACAATCATGGGTCGAGGCTTTATCAACAAACTTCTTCCTAAGAAGTAAAACATGATCCAAGGATGGAGTCCTACGCGGACTCTTTCCTTTTAAGAAAGGAGACATTTTTATGTTGACCAAGAAAGAAAAGAAGGCACTTGATCTCCTTCTTCGAATGAATGGCGCCAACACCTTTATGGAATTTATTCATGATGATATTTTACTAAAGCGAGTCAAGATGATGGGTGTTAATCCATATCGACTTATGCGCAAAGTATCAATTGAACGTGGTTTGGAGATGCAACAAAAGGCGATAGGCAAACCCAATTCGCGAAATTAACATGCAATATTATGAGAGAGGAACAATTAGCTCATTGGGTTAGAGCGCTAGGTATATCCTAGAGGAGGATGGTTCAAGTCCACTATTGTTACTCTTTTAATTTTTGTTTAGGGCTTTCAGTCTTAGAAAGGATGAATGGAGCATGGATGAATTGAAGATTAAAAGTAAGTTGCTGACAAACATTGTTTCCAAAATAATTAGGTCCGCTGTGAAAAAGAAGCTTGGATATGATATTGATATTCAGCTTCATGAACTTACAGCTACTATCAACGACGGGAAAGCACATGTCTACATAAATGCTGAGGGCGATGTTGATGTTAAGGAATTTAAGAAGTTTACCAAAGTAATTGGTTTGGAGGACTGATTCCAAATGCTTAAGCCCAAGCCGTTCCTAAAGAAAAATTCAGCGACAATTTTAACCATAATGGCTGTTGCTGGTGTTATCGCAACTTCTATTTTAAGCACTAAAGCAGCCATCAAAGCATCTCGAGTGCTTATGCACAAAGAGGAGGAAAAAGGTGGAAAATTAACTTTAAAAGAAACTATAGTTGAAACATGGGTCATCTATATCCCCACCGTTGCGATAGGGGCGTCTACAATTGCCTGCGTTTTAGGAGCAAATATTTTGAATAAGCGTCAGCAGGCAAGTCTTGTAAGTGCGTATGCTTTGATCAATAGCTCTTACAAAGAATACAAAGCAAAACTTAAAGAGCTCTATGGTGAGGACGCACATACGAACATCATCAATGCTATTGCTACCGAGAAATGCGACAAAGTCAGCATTTTCGCCGGATCATCTTCTCAGCAGCTCCCATCAACAATTATTGGGCCGGAACCTTCTTGCATTCCAGAAATCGATAGTGATTCTGAATCTCGGTTATTCTATGATGAATATTCTGGTAGATATTTTGAGACCACGACCGAGAAGGTTTTACTGGCTGAGTATCACCTGAATCGTAACTATATTCTTAGGGGTTTTGCTAGATTAAATGAGTTTTATAAATTCTTAGGTCTCGAGACCACAGATTACGGCGACACTGTTGGGTGGGATGTTTGTGGTGAGATTTATTGGATCGATTTCAATCATCGTAAAACCATTATTGGCGATGATCACGATGGCTTTGAATGCTGTATAATTGAAATGCCTTATTATCCAAGAGAAGATTATATGGACCAGTATGATTGAAACTCGCGAAAAAAGCATTGCGTTTTATGAAAAACTATGAAAGGAGTTAATGACTTATGAAAATGCCTAAAATTGATATGGTCAAGGTCGCCACTATCGGAGGTATGGTGCTGAGTCTTGCAGGAACCGCTGTTGCAGGATGGGCAAGTACACAGAAGATGAACGATACGATCGTCAAAGAGGTGCAAAAAGCCGTTGACAACATCAAGTGAAAAAATAAGAGGGGTCTATTTTAGACCTCTTTTATTTTTCAAATCAACAAACTGAAAGGAGAATTAACCTTGAGCAAACAAAACGCTGCACGGATCGTTCATGCCATAAAAGACACATTTGAGAAACGAACACCCGAAATCTTAACTGGAATTGGGATTGCGGGTATGATAACTACGACCGTGCTCGCTGTCAAAGCTACGCCAAAAGCAATCTTGCTTCTCAACGATCGTAAGGACGAACTTGAGACCGAGAGTCTTCCTATTACGGAGGTAGTAAAGACTACATGGAAGTGCTATATTCCCGCCGCCGTAACCTGTGGTGCTTCTGTCGCATGCCTAATTGGGGCAAGTTCTGTAAATCTCAAGCGTAATGCCGCTCTTGCAACAGCATACAAGTTGTCCGAAACAGCACTTGCTGAGTATCGAGACGCAGTAGTTGAGACGATCGGCGAGAAGAAAGAGCGTGATATTCGTGACAAGGTTGCAGAGAAGCGAGTTAAAAAGAACCCGGTAACCAAAAGCGACGTTATCGTAACTGGCAACGGTATAACACTTTGCTTTGATGCTATTAGTGGAAGATATTTTCAATCCAGCATGCAGAAGATCGAGTCTGCGAAGAACAAGATCAATGAACGAATGCTATGCGAGAATTACGTTTCGTTGAATGATCTGTATGAAGAACTTGGCATGGAATGTACTAAGATCGGAGATGATCTTGGCTGGAACATTTTTGGAGACGGGCTCCTTGATATTTCTTTTAGCTCGCAGCTTGCCGATGACGGTACGCCTTGCCTTGTGATGGACTACAGTGTAGCACCGCGATACAACTACTATAAGAGTTGCTAATCCGCGAAAAAAACATACCTTATTATGAGGAATACCTACGTATATTTATATTCTGAAAGGAGAAACTAAAAATGAGCGAAATTAAGAACGATGGTAAGGTCATCGAGGTCGTAAAGAAGACCAAGGAGTCCAAGTTCAAGACTGCTGTTTCCAAGATCGGAGAAAGTATCAAGAAGAATCGGAAGAAGATTATCGTGGCAGGCGTTGCGATTGTCGGAACCGGTGTCGGTATCTACCTGATCAAGAACAAGCTGAACCCGGATGTCGAGGTCCTCGATGATGTCGCGGACACTATCGACGTTTCTGACTGCACTGAGGTTATTGCCGACGCAGAGTAAGTAAACGAGGATTCGAAAAGGGGGAGTACCTTGTTACAGGTACTTTCCCTTTTGCATTTTTGAGAGGAGTCGTGAATGACTAGATATTTTTATGATGGTCCAGTTAAAGAATTTGACGTCATCGTCTCGAATCGTTGGAGAGGGTCTACGTACGCAGTTTCTGCGGAAAAAGCGAGGAATAACCTTGCTTACCAATATAAGAAAGCACATGGTAAGACTGCCAGCACGAAAATCACTCTTCCTGGTAAGTTGACCATGGATAATTGAAGGGAGAAATTTATATGGAAGAGTATAAGCCCAACTCTCATCGCTCTAAAGAAGAGGCCGCTACTCCTAAAGAAAAGAAAGTTGAAAAGGTCGTTCATGGAGCAGTAAAGACTCGAAAGAAAAGCGGGCTTGAGAAAGCAAAGGGGCTCTTTATTTCCGATGATGCCGCTAATCTCAAGTCTTACGTCCTAATGGATGTTTTGATTCCGGCATTTAAGAAGGCTATTTCAGACATCGTTACGAACGGTATCGAAATGATTCTTTATGGTGAGACGGGTAGATCAAAGAGGAATTCTCCTGCGGGAAGTGTTTCTTATCGAAACTTTTACGACCGTCGAGATAGTGATCGCCGTCAGCTCAATTCTCCGGTAAGAACTGGATATAGTGTTGATGACGTCGTTCTTGAAACTCGTGGTGAAGCCGAAGACGTTCTTGCTCGTATGGATGAACTAATCGAAATGTATGGTGTCGTCAGTGTTGCTGATCTGTATGATTTGATTGGCGTTACTGGCAACTATACCGATAACAAGTACGGCTGGACGAACATCCGTAATGCAGAGCCGATTCGGGTGCGAGATGGATATTTGCTTAAGCTGCCTAAACCGTTGCCTATTTAATGAAGGAGATTTTATATGGATTACAAATTTGATTATTCCGCTGCTATTCAGCAGTTGAAGGACATGGCAATGATTGACCTTATGACTGCTTTTGCTCCGGATGATGCGAGCAAGAAGCTCATTAGGGATGCCCTGTTTATTTTTGTGAAGAACGGTGTCCCAGCGGATACGGCTATAAAGATCGTGTCTGAACTGGGTAATATTTTTAATAAGAAGGAGAATGAGTAATGAAATTTAATGAAATTATGAACACAGCTTCTCGTACCATGCACAAAGTTGGGTTCAAGATCAAGAAGGCAAGTCCTGAGATTCTGATCGTTGCCGGTGTTGTTGGTGTAGTTACGTCTACGGTCATGGCTTGCAGGGCTACCACTAAAGCTGGAGATATTGTCACTTCTCATAACGATGATATGGATAAGATCCATCAGGCGTCTGAGATGGAGAATGTGGACTACACTCCCGAAGATGCAAAGAAGGATACTGTGATTGTCTATACTCAGACTGCAGTGAAGTTTATCAAGCTGTATGGTCCTTCTGTTCTTGTTGGCATTGCTTCTATTGCATGTATTGCAGGCTCTCATAATATTCTGCGTAAGCGCAATGTGGCTCTGGCCGCTGCCTATGCTGCCGTTGACAAAGGCTTCAAGGAGTATCGCGGTCGTGTTGTCGAAAGATTTGGCGAAGAACTTGACAAAGAGCTTCGCTACAACATTAAGGCAAAGGAGTTCGAGGAGACCATTGTCGACTCTAAGGGCAAGGAAAAGCAGGTCAAGAAGACCGTGAGCGTTGCTGATCCGAATGGCTACAGCGACTACGCTCGTATCTTTGACGATGGCTGCAAGGGTTGGTCTAAGGACCCGGAGTATAATCTTCTGTTCCTGAAACAGCAGCAGAACTGGGCGAACGAGTGCCTGCAGAGTCGCGGTCACCTATTCCTGAACGAAGTGTATGACATGCTGGGCATTCCTCGTACGAAGGCTGGTGCTTGCGTCGGTTGGATCTACGATAAAGATCATCCTGTTGGTGACAACTTCGTTGACTTTGGAATTTACAATCTGAGCATTGAAAAGGCTCGTGAGTTCGTAAATGGGTACGAACGCAGCATTGTTCTGGACTTCAATGTGGATGGCCCCATCCTTGACATGATTTGAATGCAAGGACTCGATGCCATAGGGTCTGGAAATAAATGGCAAGACATGATGGACTATCCGTGGCTTTTCAGTATTTGACAGGTCACAAGTCCATATTTTTTCTCGAAATGTTAAAATCGGATCAAAGGAGACGATAACAAAAATGGGAAACGCTATCAATAAGTTCTTTATTTTTGCAGTCGGTGCTGCACTTGGCTCGTTTGTAACATGGAAGCTCGTAAAGGGTAAGTACGAGCATATTGCTCAAGAGGAGATTGACTCCGTTAAGGAGGTTTTCTACAGACGTAGACAAGATGATATTTCTGCAAATGGTGCAGAAGATGAACCCGAAGCAGTCAATGAAGGTCAAACCAGTGAATCAGAGGAAGAAATTTCCGAATACAAGGACATCATCAACCACAATGGATATTCTAATGTAGAAGGAGTTGAAACTATGCATGACAAGCCTTATGTGATTGCCCCCGAGATCTTCGGGGACGATCCTGACTATGAAACGATCAGCCTGACCTATTATGCGGATGGCGTTCTTACTGACGAGAACAATTGCATCATTGATCCGGGCGAAATTGAAGATATGATTGGCGAGGATTCTCTGGATCATTTCGGTGAATATGAAGACGACTCTGTTTTTGTCCGAAATGAAGAACGAATGATTGACTACGAGATTCTTGCCGTAACCAACAACTATGACGATTGAAGATAAGATCAGAAACTCATATTTTGAGTGGATGGTTGATCTTGTATGCGGAAATAGGTTTGCAAAGGAGATTTCCTATAGAAAACTATTAACCTTATTACACACTATCGAGTTCCGATATTCTATCAAACGAGATGAAAATCGGGCTAGAGAAGGAATCAATTTGCGGTACAGATATTCATTTGTCAACGGTTATGATGACTTGTCTGAGTTTATTGAAGGCCCTTGTTCTGTGCTGGAGATGATGATTGCCCTTGCAATTAAATGCGAGGAGATCATGAATGATCCTGCATACGGAGACAGGACTGGACAATGGTTCTGGGGAATGATCACCAGTCTTGGACTCGGTGGTATGTATGATAAGAACTTCGACAAGCAAGAAGCTATTAACCGGATTAATCGGTTTCTCGATCGAGACTATGCGCCTAATGGTAAAGGAGGTCTATTTATTGCTAGACATTCCCCTAGAGACATGCGTACCCTTGAAATCTGGTACCAAATGCAAGAATTCTTAAACGATATTGTGTGATATTTAAGTAAGGAGACAACATCTAATGCTTGATTTTCTTATGGTTTCCACACGCAACAGTAAGCGTGGCGTGACGGAGATTTATCCTAAGTTCATTGTAAAGAAGTCAAGCGACTTGATGATCCGAGGCGGAGACTTCTATGCCATCTGGGTTGAAGATCGCGGGCTTTGGTCTACAGATGAGCAAGACGCATTGGATTTGATCGACAGAGAACTCGACGCTTATGCAGAGAAGAACAAAGACAAGTTTGAGGGAATCCCAAAGATTCTCCATATGTGGGACGCCGAGTCTCGTATGATAAGTTCCTGGCATCAGTATTGCCAAAGAGATCTACGGGACAACTTCCACATGCTAGACGAGAAACTTATATTTTCAAATGCACCCACAAACAAGAAGGATTATGCGAGTAAACGGCTTAGCTACCCTCTTGAGCCTTGTGATATTCCGGCATATGAAAAACTGATTTCGACTCTGTATTCTCCCGAAGAGCGGCGTAAGATCGAGTGGGCGATTGGGGCCATTGTGTCTGGCGATTCTAAAAAGATCCAGAAGTTCATAGTGATGTATGGAGCTGCCGGTACTGGTAAGTCTACGATTCTTAATATCATCCAACAGTTATTTGAGGGTTATTATTCGGTCTTCGATGCTAAGGCATTAGGGTCGTCTAATAATTCTTTTGCTTTGGAAGCTTTTAAGACAAATCCTCTTGTGGCGATCCAACATGATGGTGACTTGTCCAGGATTGAGGATAATACTCGACTGAACAGCCTCGTATCCCATGAACTTATGACCGTGAATGAGAAGTTTAAGGCAACATATTCTAGTCGCTTTAAGTGCTTCTTATTCATGGGCACAAACAAACCGGTTAAGATTACGGATGCCAAATCAGGCCTTATTCGAAGACTGATTGATGTTCATCCAACCGGCAACAAACTAAGCACCAAAGAATACAAAAGCGCCGTAAAGCAAATCGCATTTGAACTCGGAGGAATTGCCTGCCACTGTAGAGACGTCTACTTGGCGGATCCGGGAGCATATGATGATTATATTCCCGTAGCAATGCTTGGCGCATCAAATGACTTCTACAACTTTATTATTGATTCGTACCATATTTTCAAGAAGGAAGATGGTACTAGTCTGAAGGCTGCTTGGGAGATGTATAATAATTATTGTGAGGAGGCAAAGGTTAGTTATCCATACAACAAGCGGAACTTTAAAGAGGAACTTAAGAACTATTTCTGGGATTATAGCGAGCAGTTTGTAACTACCGAAGGTACAAGACTCAGATGCTATTATTCCGGATTCAGGACAGACAAATTTGAAACGGAGCAAGAAGAAAACAAAGCCGAGCAAGTCCGCACGTCTTGGATCAAATTAGATGCTGCAGAATCCATATTTGATAAAGAATGCGCCGATTGTCCTGCTCAGTATGCAACTTCGAAAGGCACACCAAAAAAGGCGTGGGCAGAAGTTGTTTCAACATTGTCTGAACTGAATACGAGAGAACTTCATTATGTCAAGGTTCCTGAGAACCACATCGTTATCGACTTTGATATTCCAGATGAGAAAGGAGAGAAATCGCTTGATCGCAATCTTGCTGCTGCTTCTGCTTGGCCTGCTACTTATGCTGAGCTTAGTAAAAGTGGCGCTGGCCTACATTTGCATTATATTTACAGCGGCAATGTTAGCGCTCTTAATCGTGTATATTCTGATCATATAGAAATCAAAGTGTTTACCGGTAAAAGTTCACTCAGAAGAAAGCTTACCAAATGCAACAATTTGCCTATTGCAACAATTAGCTCTGGGTTGCCATTGAAAGGAGAAGATAAAGTGGTAAACTTCGAAGCTGTGAAGAATGAAAAAGGGCTTCGAACTCTGATAGAAAAAAATCTTCATAAGGAGGTTCACCCAGGAACCAAACCGAGTGTGGATTTCATTTACAAGATTCTCGACGACGCATATGCTAGCGGTCTCAATTATGATGTTACGGACCTGAAGAACTCGGTATATGCCTTTGCTGCAGGCAGCACTCATCAAGCGGACTATTGTCTTAAACTTGTGAATAAGATGCGCTTCAAGTCTGATGATCCGTCACCAAATGTCGAGAACGAGGATTCGCAAGTTGTCTTTTACGATGTTGAGGTCTTTCCAAACTTGTTTCTCGTGAACTGGAAGGTACAAGGCGAAGGTCACCCAGTAGTTCGAATGATCAACCCGAGCCCTTCGGAGATTGAGGAGCTTATGCGATGCAGACTTGTCGGCTTTAACTGTCGTCGGTACGATAATCATATTTTGTACGGACGATTGATCGGCTACAATAATGAACAGCTGTATGAGTTGTCGCAAGCAATCATCAATGGTGATAATAAAGCATTCTTTGGCGAGGCATATAATGCATCGTATACGGACGTCTATGATTTCTGTACGAAGAAGCAGTCTCTGAAAAAATGGGAGATAGAACTTGGTATTCACCATCAAGAGCTTGGTCTACCTTGGGACAAGCCCGTCCCTGAAGAAATGTGGACGAAGGTCGCCGAGTATTGTGATAACGATGTTATTGCTACTGAGGCCGTCTTCGATTCTCGACAGGGTGACTTTGTAGCAAGAAAGATCCAAGTTGACCTTGTAACTTTGCTGCATGGCGTTACGAACGTATCTGTAAATGACACCACAAACACCTTGTCTACGAAGATCATATTTGGTTCCAATCGTAAACCTCAGAGCGTATTCAACTATCGTGATTTGTCGCAGCCCGTCAGTCCTGATCAGTATGAGGAGTATAGAGAAAAATTCGGTCCTGAGTATGTTTTCAGAGTATTCGACGAGCACGGACTTCCTCTATATCGGAATTTCAATCCAGGCGAGACATATCCTAGTGGTTACAGCATTCTACCTTTTTTCCCAGGTTATGTGTTTGATCATGGTAAGTCCACATATTTGGGCGAGGAGATTGGCGAAGGCGGAAAGGTATATTCTGAGCCGGGTATATATGGTGATGTATGGGATGGTGATGTTGCCTCAATGCATCCGCACAGCGCCATATTTGAGTGTGTATTCGGTCCTGAGTATACAAAGCGTTTCCAAGATATTGTTGACGCTCGCGTAGCTATCAAGCACAAGGACTTTGAGTCTGCTGCTCTGATGCTGAATGGGGCGCTTAAACCATATTTGAATGAAGAGCAAGCGGCAGATCTCGCTCAGGCTCTGAAGATCGTCATTAACTCAATTTACGGTCTGACAAGTGCTGCATTTGAGAATCCGTTCCGTGATCCTCGAAATAAGGACAATATTGTAGCAAAACGTGGGGCTTTGTTCATGACTCTCCTTAAGCAGGAAGTCCAGAAACAGGGTTATACGGTAGCTCATATTAAGACCGATTCCATCAAGATTCCTGACGCAACACAGTATATTATGGATTTCATCATCAAGTTTGGTAAGGAATACGGCTATAAGTTTGAAACGGAAGCTAATTTCGAGAAATACTGCCTTGTGAATGATGCCGTGTATATTGCTAAGTTTAAAGAACCTCGTAAGGATAAGAAAACTGGCGATGAGATTTGGTGGACCGCCACCGGAACCCAATTTGCAGTTCCATATGTCTTTAAAAAGCTATTTAGTCATAAGTCTATCGAGTTCGAAGACATGTGTGAAACGAAGTCTGTTAGCTCTGCATTATATTTGGACATGAACGAGAACCTTCCTCCCGATGAGCATAATCGTATATTTATTGGTAAGGTCGGCTTGTTCTGTCCTATTAAGCCGGGTTGCGGTGGCGGTGAGCTGCTTCGCGAAGCAAAAGATAAAGATGGCAATATAAAGTACGCTTCTGCGACTGGCGCCAAGGGTTATCGATGGTTGGAATCCGAAATGGTTCAAACACTCAATAAGCAGAAGGATATTGATCGATCCTATTATGACAAGCTGGTTGACGATGCTGTCGAGACGATCGGTAAGTACGGCGATTTTGAATGGTTCGCTTCAGACGATCCTTATATTTGCGATAAGGAGAACTGGCCTCCTGAGGAGAATCTGCCATGGTTCGATGAACCGAGCATGTTTGCCGTTCGCTAATTTTACAGCTCCTATTATGAAATACAGAAAGGAGTGTTTACTATGGCAAACCAGATAGTTCTTTATGGAATAGGAGGGGCGGATACACAATTCGTGGCGATCGAGTATCAGATCGTGAATAATTCTCGCGGCCTTCCAATTAGAGCGCGTTGGCGTTATCTTCTGGGTATCGCGGGTCTTATGATGGCCTGCAATCCCACGATCGAGCACGTTTACGCGATATTAAATCGGAAGGGTTTGGCGCAAGAATATCGCGACTCGATATTCGACCGGCATAATAGTCTCGAATCTCGTTACATATTCCGAGACATGCTGGAGCGAGAAGGAGAACGCATTCTGTGAATGGTTTAGAGCACTGAGGAAACTTGGTGCTCTATTCTTTTTTCAAACTATATTTTCAAAGGAGATTTGTACAATGAATGTTACCATTGCACCCCGTGGCATCTTGCAAATCGATGATGCAAGAATCACTTACAAAAATTTTAAAGGCGAGGGCACCAAGTATAATCGGGCTGGTGATCGCAACTTTGCTCTGATCATTCCTGATAAAGAAATTGCTGACGATCTTATTGAGAGAGGCTGGAATATTCGAATCAAGCCTCCTCGCGATGAGGACGATGACCCGTTTATGTATCTTCCCGTCAAGGTGAAGTTCAATGAGCGTGGCCCGAATTGCTATTTGGTCACGGGAAATCGCATGAACCGTCTTGATGAAGAGAGTATCGCTTGCCTGGATGATATTGATATTCTCAGTATCGATATGGATATCCGTCCCTATGACTGGGTTGTTCAGGAAGGGACTCCTAATGAGAAATCTGGTAGGAGTGCATACCTTCAGAGTATCAAAGTGACTCAGCGAATCACAGATCGATTTGCAAGAGAATACGAGGATAGTTACCCAATCGAAGATTAATTCGCGAAAATTACACTCGCCTTTATGAAAGGAGTGAATAATTATGAAATTCGTGACAAACATTGTGGAAACAATGATCGTCTACGTCGCTGCTGGCGCTGCCTGTATTATTGGAATGCAGGCTGGGACTAAGCTGTTCGACGAAAAGATCGGCCCCGCAATGGACAAGAAGCTTCATAAGGAGCACTAAACTAAGGTAGAGCACTGAGGAAACTTGGTGCTCTATTCTTTTTGCATCTATAGCTCAACGGTAGAGCATCTGGCTCATAACCGGACGGTTCCGGGTTCGAATCCCCGTAGGTGCACCATGTACGGTACGCTGAATCCAGTTACGACTAAAGCAGCAGTCTGATGTCGCTCTCCCCCAATCAGGCGAGAGAAGTAAAGAGGGCACGATCTTAAAAAATAGATCGTATAGGCGTATTTAATCGTAGGACTGCAGAAGGACCGGCCGCCCTTCAACAAATAGCGGCCCCAAATTTATATTTACAATTTTGAAAGGAGCACTGGCATGTATTACATTTCCAATTACACTCACAAGATCTTCACCGAGAATCAGATCAAGGCCGTAAATGATATTTATGGCGAGGACGAATTCGATGAGGCCATTAAGAACGGGGTGTTTATTCCTATTGAGAACCCCTCGGTTGTCGACTTTATTAAGAGCGGCAATATGTCGGGCGCTACTCATCGCTATCGAGAGCTTCACAATTGTAAGCTGAAGGAATCTTACGATGCCGTCTACGAGATGAAGCGTTATATGCACAGTCTTGGCAAGAAGCGCAATAAGGAGGAGAAGTGCGATGAGGAGTAATACGTGGTGGAATATGGATCGCTTTGCAAAGGAATATATGAACCTGATATCCTGGAACGGCGACATTGATACTGTCGATGCGGCTCTTTATGCTAAAAAGAAAATGCAAGAACTTGAAAGGGGATCTAAAATGGACCGCGATATTTGCAAGGAAATCAAGAATGTTAAGTTCAATCCTCCCGCAACGATTGTCTTCTGGACAGATAACACAAAGACTGTCGTGAAGTGCAATGGCGAGGACTATGATCCCGAGAAGGGCCTTGCCATGTGCATCTGCAAGAAAGTATTGGGCAACAAGGGCAACTACTATAATGTATTCAAGAAGTGGCTTCCTAATGAGGAAGAAACCGAGTCAAATTTGCCAAAAATTACCTTTAAACCGGAAACCTGGACTTTCGACCTGAAGCCGATTGATATTAATAAAAAGCTGTTTGAGATTCTTACTGGCACCAACGGTAAAACTACGATCGAGTTTAAGGATACTAAAGAAGAGCCTAAGTATAATCCCATTGAGGAGGCTTATAAAAAACTCGTTGAGCATCGGAACGGCAACGGCGAAATCGATCTCGATGAGCTGATTGGATTGCTGGGTGAGGCTCTTGGCAGCTAAACCTTTCTTATATGACTACCAGATTGATGCTGTCAAAAAAATGCATAATGGGTGCATCCTTAATGGTGGTGTAGGAAGTGGAAAAAGTAGAACGGGTCTGTACTATTACTTTAAGGAACAAGGTGGTAGTATAGACCCTGACTACGTACCAATGAAAAACCCAAGAGATCTTTATATTATTACAACAGCAATGAAGCGAGACTCACTTGAATGGGTTGGAGAATTATCACAGTATCTTATTTCTACAAAGCCAGAACTCAGTCTTTATGATAACCAGGTTGTAATTGATAGCTGGAACAATATCAAAAAGTATAAGGATGTTTATGGGGCGTTCTTTATATTTGATGAGGATCGTGTTACGGGAAAAGGTACTTGGGTTAAAACATTTCTAAATATCGCTCGTAAAAACCAATGGATAATCCTTTCAGCAACACCGGGAGATACTTGGGAACAGTATATTCCTGTGTTCATAGCGAACGGCTTCTACAAAAACAAAACTGAGTTTACTAGAGAGCACATTATATATTCTCGCTTCACAAAGTATCCGAAGATTGAAAGGTATGTCAATACTGGTCGACTCATAAAGTTACGAAACCAGGTCCTTATTGATATGGATTTCTCTCGTAAGACCGTCCCTCATCATGAGGATGTATATGTCAAGTATGATGTAACCAAGTATCGTGAGGCCATGCGAACTCGCTGGGATCCGTTTAAGGACGAACCGATCCAGCAAGCAGCTGGACTTTGTTATGTCTTAAGACGGATTGTAAATGAAGATGAGTCTAGACAGGTTGCTCTTATGGAGCTTGCTGAGAAGCATCCTAAGATGATCGTATTCTATAACTATGATTACGAGCTTGATATTTTAAAAGGATTATATTATGGGCCGAATACAAGAATTGCTGAATGGAATGGGCATAAGCATCAACCAGTACCAGAAGGAAATGCTTGGGTATATCTTGTCAACTATGGAGCTGGGGCGGAAGGATGGAACTGCATCCGAACTGATACCATTGTATTTTATTCCCAGACATACAGCTATAAGACGCTATCCCAAGCAGCAGGACGTATTGATCGTCTCAATACTCCGTACCGGGATTTATATTATTACCACTTTAAGTCTCGTTCCGGAATCGACCTGGCGATCAGCAAAGCTTTAAACGAGAAGAAACAATTTAATGAGACCCGTTGGGTTAAATGGTGAAAAAATATGAATGCCTTGAAAAAATTTAAGGTATTCTATTTCTTAGATGGCGATCATCAGGGTATCGATGAACCGCGAAGGAAATGGGAATTAATTATGGCAAGAAATGAAGATGAGGCCGAGAGATTGTTCAAAATTTTGTATTACTTAGGGCTATCCGACAACATAGTATCCTTCGGATGGGTCGAGGAGGTGGTGCCTTAATGCAAAAACCGGATTTTATTCCTACCATTGCACCTATGTAGTTATGCCCCTCAACGGGGGTTCGCTAAATAAACATGCTCCTTTATGAAAGGAGTTGATACTATGTATCTTGATAGTTACGATCACTTAGTATTGAATACCGCTGCTAAAATTATTAGCACTGAGGCTGACGTGTCTTTAACGAAAGCAAAGGTCATGCTTTTTAATGCTGTTGATGATCCGGAATTCAAGAAATTTGTGATTGACCTTGGCAAGAGACAGGGATTTATTCCGAATAAATGAAAGAAAGTCTAGGACATCTGAAACATGGTGTCCTATTCTTTTATATTTATCGTCGCTAAATAAACATGCTCCTTTATGAAAGGAGTGACGAAAAATGTCATATTTTAAACAAACATTTTTGCTTAATCGGAAGGAGAAAAAGCAGGTTTCTGAAATGAGCGGAAAGATCATGTTATGGATTTTGGAAGGACAAAGCATCGGATATATGTCCGAAAAGTTGCATCTAAGTCCACAGCAGATCGAAACCAATATTAACGAAATGCTGTTTGTTCTCAAAGAGCATGTTGGAAAAAGACGATTTTTCAAGATACTACTTGCAAAGTAAAAGATTTAGGACATCTGAAACATGGTGTCCTATTCTTTTATATTTTGAAAGGAGAAAACACTATGGATTTCACCAAACCTATTTATGGAGAAGTCGAGGGATTCATTGACGCCATTGCTGCTAAGGTATATTTCAAACGTCATGGAATTGAATATACGGAGCAAGTCGAAGATGGCTATTATGTCGGTAGCTTCTATACTTTTAAATTTCCGACAATGACCGAAGAGCAGCTTAAAGAAGCAGATAAACATACGGAAGTTCTGTTTTATCAGTAAATATTGGTAATCACGATAAATACGCCTAAATGCGACTATTAATGTTTGAAAGGAAAAACTTATGACTGAATTTGAGTATTATTGGGAAAAAGCCGAATTTCAAGATCCCGTTTCTCATCGTGTGCATGTCGAAAACTATAAGAAGGATATCCGCGATTCTATTGCATTTGATGAACAATATCAGAAGGAAGCGGAAGAAGAACTAAAGAAGGAAGATCTTTCTGAAAAATGTATTCAATTTGAAGATGATGGCATGGGCTTCACAATTAATGGCAAACGATTTGATATGAGGGAATTCCTTGGAAAGGACGGTAAGTAAATGATCTCTACTATTATCTTTTGTTTGTGTTTGTTTTTGGCTATTTGGTTTACTGTACTTACTATTATTAAAGTATACTATAAGCAAAACCTTGATATTCAGCTTTTGATTTTGGCGGCAGCTTGGACCGGCGTCATCACACGTCTTATGCATATTTGGTGAAAGGGGTTATATATGATTAGAACCGAAAATTGGTGCGGGTATGATATCCGCTTTGTCGAGATCGACGGCGAATGGTGGGCTATCCTGAAAGATATTTGCGATGCACTTAAACTGAGAACCGACAAGATTGCGAGTCGACTTGATCCATCGATGCTCGAACGGGTCAAGGTCGAGGTATCTGACCACCCTTCAAAGGTGGATAGATATGAGCACCAGCCGGTTAAAACCGTGAATAACGCTATGATCGGTAAAGATATCGGTCGTCGTCCCGGCGATAATAAGACCCGCTGGATGCTGGCGGTAAATGAGCTTGGTATTTATGAGGCTCTATTCGCTAGCAGACGGTTAGAAGCTCGTAAGTTCCGCATGTGGGCAGGAACAGTAATGCAAAAGCTCCGTTCTAAAGTCGGTCTCCAGCAGTATGAGGTCATGCGAATGACTGAACCAGAGATCCAGGACGATATTGACCATATTCTCGATACTCTGTATTGGGATGAGGAAAGAAAGTGTGTGATGCAGTCTGTGACTGTTCAGGGTGGAGATGTTGAACAGATACCTTTTGCGCAGTGATACTTGAAAAGGGGAAATAAAAAATGAAAATTAAAAAGCAGATCATTAACTCTGAAGATGTTTGTAAAGAGGTACTGACTAAGGTTTTTGGAGATGATGCAGTATTTAGCATTGATGAATATGACACATATTGCACGCTTATTGAGGAAACTCTTTTGCTTTTGAAGGAGGAAGAGAAATGACCGAAAAAGAACGAATCGTTGAGGTTCTTGATGCGATCGAGAATGGGATGTGCAAAGTAGCTGAGACTCGTGATATTTGGCAGAACGATCTGATTTACGCGCTGTGTGAAGGCGAGAGAATTATGCTGACGGCTCGGCTTAAAGAACTTAATAAGAGGAAGCCCTAATGCTCGATACACTAAAACGAGGGGTATCAGCAGGGTATCTAATTGGATTGTCGGCATATATTTATGGCTCCTGCGAAAACAAAATCATAGGGGCCTTTCTCTTCGGGCTTGGGCTGCTGACCATCTGCACGTTCAAGCTAAACCTCTTCACTGGAAAAGTCGGAGAAGGAAAGTTTGGAGAGTGCTTATTGATATTTGCAGCAAACACGCTCGGAATCTTTATCGCAGTATATCTGCTTAAATGGCCGCCATGGTACATATCTGCCGGATTGGCTTGCGGAACTTTAATGCAGATGGGTGTAGCGTTATATTCCAAACATCCATGGGCCACAGTTATGTGCGTGGTAGCATTTTTGCTGTCAGGAGCAAATCATTGCATCGCTATGCTATATAATGCGGAGTTCAATTCTGTAGATTGGTGGTGCATATTCTCATTGGCAGTTATCGGAAACATTGTTGGAGCCAAGCTTATTGCGTTTGGTGGGGTTGTTAAGGAGGTTAAATAATGAATGGTGACGGTTACAAGGAAGTATATTTCGATCAGTATTGCCAAAAGTGCAAATACGAGAAGTTAGAAGAGACAAAAGATCCGTGTTATCACTGTTTAGCATATCCGAGCAATTCTTACTCCCATAAACCAGTTCATTTTAAGGAGAAAGAGTCATGACACCTGAGGAGTTGTATCTAGAGAACAGCAAACTTATATTTGGCGTTTTGAAAAGGAAATATCCATGGGCTTTGAATGACGATGACTTCCAACAGATTGCTCGGATTGGTCTATGGATTGCTTGCACAACTTTTAATGGCGATCTTGGTACATTTTCTACATACGCCGGAAGGTGTATTGATAACGAGATAAAAAGCGAAATACGCAACTCAAAAGCATGGCGACGAAATCCAGAGAGAGCGGGTTTTGCTGAGGTGCCTTTAGATGCTCCTGGTAGAAATAAGAAAAAAAATGAAGATGCCGCTCCTATCAGTGAGTCTGTTCCAGGCGATCTTGATGTTCCATTCATTGACATCGAGGGCTTTTGGAAAAGTCTCACCAAAGAAGAAAAAACGATCGTCCACTGCTTGGTTAATGGCAAACTTAAAAAAGATGTGGCGAATCTTCTTGGTATCACCCGTTACGAACTAGGTAAAAGGCTTGAGCCCATACGTCAAAAATTTGAGGATTATATTTGAGAGAGGGGGTGTTCCGAATTACTCCAGAAGAGTTGTATTTAGAAAACCAGAATTTGGTGCGATATGTCATCAATCGCTGCTATCCCATGCATCAGTTCGATGATGATATTTTGCAGGAGGGTCGAATTGGGTTATGGAAAGCTTGCTTGGCGTATGATGCAGACACCAATATAAAGTTTTCTACATACGCATTCAAGTGCATCTATAATGCCATTGGAATGGCTCTTCGTAAAATCATGCGGGAACCTCCTACAGTATCGTTGTATGCTCCGATCTCTGAGTACGATGGCACCGAAACATATTTGGAGAATGTTCTTGCTGGAGAAATGGGAATTGACCTTCCTGAGTATGATTATCTCATGCAGGACTTCTCGAGATTGGAACGTAAGATGTGTGAGCTAAAGCTTCTTGGCTTGTCCCAGGCAGATATAGCAAGAAAACTGGGATATTCTAGGGCAAACGTCTGCCGCACCTTTAAGCGAATGCAAAAGAAGTTGCTTGACAAACTCGAAGAAAGCTAAGACTTATATTTGAAAGGAATCTAGTATGGCCTTGAATAGGTATGAAGCACTTGATTTGATGCGTAGGCGCAGGCTTCAGATCTTGGTGCATAGCGTTATCTATTACCGATTTAACGATAGTCTCATATCCGATCAGACGTGGTCTAAATGGGCGGTGGAATTAGAGGCGCTTCAAAAGGAGTATCCGGAAATTGCCGAAATGCTTCCGTGGTCTGATGAATTCAGAGACTTTAATCATTCTACGGGCTATAATCTACCGCTTAACGATCCATGGGCGATTGGGACCGCTAGGCAACTACTGTCTATGAAGTATAAACATGCATTTTGAAAGGAGCGTAAGTATGAAAACTGGGCATGACGAAAGGCTTATTGATGTTAAGTCTTTCAAGTCTTTTGACGGCCTATGGTACTTGAAAATTACGTACGAGTATACAGATGGCAAAGGAAAACATATAAGAGTGTTTCCTAAAGTGGCTATGCCATTTGATTCGGGACATCTTCCAGACATTGTTTTTGGAGGTACTGGTAAATCTTATTTATGTCTCACCGACGACAATTTAGAGTTGTATCGCGACCAATGCGACGCTGCCAAGGCTCGTGGAATCTTAGATGAGTCGGTCATGTTCGACATTATCACCGAGCCAGTAGAGCCAAAAGAGATGACACTTGCAGAGATTGAAGAAAAACTTGGCTATAAGGTTAAGATTGTAAGTCAGGAGGAAAAGTGATGTCTACAATTTATTCCATGCCTCGGCAATCTGGAAAGACTACTATGCTTATTAAAAGATCTTCTGAAACTGGAATGATAATTGTTGTTCCGACTATGGATATGCGAGATCAAGTGAAAAAAGAGGCTTTTGATCTTGGCCTCAATATTCCAGATCCAATCACTATCCGCCAGTTTATCGTAACCATCTATAATGATCACATGATGCATAAGAAGTCATATTTGATCGACGAACTTCAGCTGGCTCTAAGAATTATGGGCGTTGATGCCGCTACTGTCGACTGTGATTCTGTTAAGGAGGACTTTGAATGACCGTGCTGGATTATATTTGCATCGGCGCCCTTATTATCACTATGCTCGTGGGAGTTGGCTGTGCAGCTTATGCATTGCTCTATAAATAAGGAGGAAATAAATATGGTTCCCATTGTTTTGTTTGCCATTATCGGCAGTGTGATTAACCCAGGTGTGATCTATTGGGTATTTTTTGGCTTATACTGCATTTGGACCTTTTTGAAATTGATGTCTGATTTAGGAGAATAAAATAATGCCTGATGTTTTTGTGACCTGGTATGACAATTATGGCTGTTTACACGATTCGCCGAAAATGCGAAGTTATTTATAATCATCTGAAGAAGAATGATGCCGATTCGTAAAAAATACAAAGTATATTATGAGAAGGAAGTAGCAGAAGTGAGTCCTAGGTGAGAGCCCTAGCAGCTGAGATGCTGTCACATAAGAAATAAGACCGAGCGACTCTCGGGTCGGAAATGAACGACACAAGACTACGCCTTCTAAAAAGAAAGAGGCTCTGTCACTATGACGGGATCTCTTCCTTTTTTCTTTTTCGCGAAAAATGCAAAGTATATTATGAGAGAATGGGAGAAATTCAGTACCAATTGTATTGGGAAAAAAGCCGAGGTTATAACCTTTGCGGCATCGAAAAGTCGCACGTTCTCTCTTTATTTTTGAAAGGAGAAAAAACGATGGCAATGGCAAAAAATGTGATCGATGCGGAAAATTGTACGAACATTATCCGAAAGGCAATAAATCACAAAGCAACGCAATAAGAAAAATTCAAAGAGATGCTTTCGGCGGAACGATGAATGCTTATAACGAGTGGATGATGGATTTATGCCCGGAATGCATGAGCGAATTCGATAAATTCATGACGAAAGGTAGATCTAGTGATGAAAAGTGAAGATTATAGATCCTATTTAGTTGAATGCGTAAAAGCTGCTGGGCACATGATAATCGACATGGCCGATGATATAGTAGGCGAAACCGATGCAATGACAAATCTAGCTCTTGAAGTTAATTTTGATCAGGAAAACCGAAGTATTCCGGAAATAACGATTACTAGAACGTATCTCCCAGATCATGAAACCTTGGATCATCTTTTGGATATTCGCATTGAAAAACTTAAAAAGGAGAACAACCATGCTGAAAATTGAAAACACCGAAGTAATGGGCTGGGAGGCAGCCATCAGAGGTATGCGTAATCCGATGAATTCTTGGGAAAAGAGTGATAGCAAATATTGTTCTGAATATGACCATCCTCCGATTGAAGGTTCTTGCCAATATTGCCAATATGATAACATATGCAATAAATCCGAGAAAGCCATGCAGCAAATGTATCTTGTTGAGAGCAACGACTACGACCTAATGATGCGTCTCCGCAATGCCGGTACAGACCATCGTAAGTTCATGCGGATGATTGCCGTATATCTTGATATTACTGCTCCGCTGTATTGGTGGAAGGAATTCGACACGTACAAAGTCGGAACAGTTGCAAACTCTTGTAGCACGATGCATAAGATTGCAGATAAGGAATTCGAAGAAGGCGACTTTTCCACAGAACATCTTTTCGATGCAGAAAGTAAGGATGTAGAATTCCCAATTATTTATGGTGAGGAGCATTCACCAATATGGTCTTTGAACATGACCATAAAGATGCTTAACTTTTATAGAAAAAAGTATCTCGAAACCAAGACCAAGCCTATGAAAGAAGAGGCAAAGCGAGCTCAACTGATTAAGGCATACTGGTGGCAGATGATCCAACTTCTTCCATCGAGCTATAACCAGAAACGTACTGTTATGCTGAACTACGAGGTTTTGGCGAATATTTATAAGAGTAGAAAAGGTCATCGTTTAGACGAATGGAAAACAGTGCTTGATTGGATAGAAGAACTTCCTTATTCTGAGCTGATTACAGGTGAAAAGAAATGATGCTCTCATGTAACAGATTCGCTTTGGTTCCGCATCTATGCTCTGAGTGCAAGAATTATATTTGGCTAGAAGGGTATAGAAGAGCCGAAGTTTGGCACAGATTCGCAGACAGGTATATTGTTGAAAATATATGTAAGAATTGTCTGACAAAGTTTGATGCCAGAAAGGAGAAAAATAATGGATAAATGCCCAATTTGTGAGTACCCGTTGGATCAATGTCAATGCCTTTATGCTGGAAATACACATCCAGATAGAAGTAAGCGTATACGAGTTATTCTTGATCATTTATTTATTCTATCTGAATCTCAGCTAAGGCATGTTGTTGGGCTTGAGCGGCGGTGGAATATATCATATACCGACCCAGAACTCACTGAAATTTGTAACCAGATGAATATCAGGAATGGAGGTCTATAATGTCTGATAAAGTAAAAGAAACCTTATGTTCTTCCTGCTCTCATCGAGAAGTATGTGTTTATAAGCAGGATTTCTTTGATGCTATCCGTACAATTAAAAATATGTCTGTAATTAGAAACGCACCCGATGAAAAAATCACATCCAAGAAAATAACAGATTATGATTTTATTAGTGAAATTACCATTGCCTGTAAATACTATCAAGTCTTTAAAACTTGTCGGTGAGGAGGATATATGAAATTCATAGTTAATGAACTTCCGTATTATGAAGAGTTTTGCCCACTTTATCTGATGTGCAGCGATAACGCAAACGATTATAAATGCCCTCGATATTGGGATAATGATGGATATTCTGTTTCGGTGCAAGCTAGCGAGTTTCATTACTGCTCTCCGCGACTTAACGGGGCGCAGGATTATGAAAGCGTTGAGCTTGGATTCCCGAGTATGGAGGACGAGCTCATTAACGAGTACGCTGATGGCGGCGATGACTATACGGATACCGTTTACGGGTATGTTCCTATCGAAGTTGTCGAAAAGCTTATCGAAAAGCATGGAGGAATCGCAACTTAAAAATTTAGGAGGCTTGGTAAAAACTGAGTCTCCTATTTTTTATATTTTTGAAAGGAGGACATATGATCAAGCGTTATAAAAAGTGGAAGAACTGGCGAAAGTACAAAAACTATGTAGAGATATGGCAGATATCTCAAAACTAAGAGTGGACAACGAATTAAGGAGTAGTGTCATTACAGGAGGTCGCCATGCATAAACTCATCACACGATATCGCAAATGGCGAAACTGGAAACGGTATTCGCATTTTAACTGGTTTCAAAAGTTCTTGGTCTTGTTTGGACTTAAAAAGAGCCAGCATTTCGATGAGTGGAGGTACTAAATGTATGTCTGCTCGATCTAAGAAAGGCTCTAAGCCAAAAGTTCTTAATGCTGCACAGGCTAAGAGTCAGGCAGTAAAAAATACAATGATACTGGTTGAGTACGTACTTCAGTCTAAACATGGTTTCAGCAAGAATGATATTTTGGAGTTTCTCTCTAATATGTCCTATACTGCCGAAGCCATTAATGAAGGACGACTTAACCTAAAAGACATTGAAAAAGCAAACAAAGAAGAGGTTGAGGTGACATTATATTCATCTAGCCTCGGTGAACAAGTGGAGGACTAACTTATGAAAAAGAAAGCCAAACAGGTAATATCCATTGCTGCTGTGAGTGCACTGATTGGAATGTATATTTGCGTTCTGGTGTTGGTGATGCTCAATGTAGCATTTGCAGAGCCCTATAAGGGTACGTACGGTACGTCTTATGAGGAGCGTGCGATTATTCAGATCTGTGAGAAAAATCGCGTAGCTGCCTCTGTAGAGCCTTCTAGAGTATATTTTGACGTGCCTTTGGATAAAGATCTGCAGAATCACATTATGGATATTTGTGAGGAACGAAATATCGACCCTCGAGTGGCGTTTGCCATGATTAAATGTGAGTCTGGGTTCCGTGCGGAGGCCACTGGCGATAGCGGTAATTCTCTTGGTCTTATGCAGATTCAGCCAAGGTGGCATTATGCCCGTATGGAAAGGCTTGGGTGCGATAATCTGCTGGATCCGTATCAGAATGTGACTGTGGGTCTTGACCTGTTTGGTGATCTGCTTAAGCATTATGGAAATGTTGAGCACGCATTGATGGCTTATAACGGCGGCGGGTCTTATGCAAACGAGATGATTGCTGCTGGACAAATTAGTACATATGCAGCCAGAGTGCTTGAGTGTGCGGAGAGTCTATGACAGAATTAGAGTATTATATCGATCGTAAGATCTACATGCTCAGAGAAGAGTTCTTATTAGAACTTACGGACGATGATATTTGCAGACTCGAAAAGTGTAAAACCGAATATGAAGCAGATCGAGTCGGGATCGACAAAAAGATCGCCATGTATGAGGAGGAAAATACTAAGATCGAACAGCAAATTGCAGATGTTGTAACGCAGTATCAGGAGTATGAAGCGGGCATTTTCACAGAAGTGGCCCCCGAAAGCGCTATGGCACTTGTTGCTCTTTATCCAGAGCTTAAATCGGATACCCTTGTCCAGTCTCAGATTGAAGTCTATGTTAATAACAACAAACAAATTAAAGAACTTAAATGCAAGGCTATTAACACATCTGTCATTCGTTGGTGGTTATATTTTGGAAAGTGAGGAATTACATATGGAACTTAAGGATTCGGGAAATAGGCGCCATTTTGAATCTGGTGCAGTGCGTGACATTTGTGAAGGCAAGGGCCGGTGCGATTTATTGCCGCTTGATGTAGTCGGAGAATTTATGTCTGATCCTATTTTTGCAGCATTGAACCGTTTTCAGGAGAAAGATACTGTGGAGTCTCTTTATGCCGCTCTTTCCATGGCTTCTGAAAAGATATTTGGAAGTGATGCTAATATGGTTCTTGAAGTGGCTAAGCACTTTGAGGATGGCGCTAGAAAATATGGAGACAACAACTGGCGTCGTGGGATTCCGGTCCACTGTTATATTGATAGTGCTACTCGGCATTATCTGAAGTGGCTTCGTGGAGATGTGGACGAGCCTCACGATCGTGCGTTCTGCTGGAATGTCATGTGTGCTATTTGGACTGTGATCCACCATCCTGAGCTGGATGAGTATAGAATTGCTGATTCAGGCGAGGCGGCTAACTGATATTTTGATCATGCTATTTTTAAAGAGGAGGGTTCAGGGGAACTTGGACTCTTCTTTTTATCGTGTGAGAAGCATTGAGTATCATAGAACCAATTATATTTTAGGAGGTCTGAAACATGGCCTCCTATTTTTGTGCGATGAGAAAGGGGCTGTGACTATATTTTGGAAGGGCAGAAGAAAAGGGGAAGACCTCCGAAGCCGGATGCTAAAAGACGTAAAATTAGTGTCAGAGTGAAGTGTACGGACGTAGAAATGCTTGACTTTTTGATGAGCGAAAAAGATATGACTCCGACTGAAGTATTTGAATTAGGGCTTAGAATGGCCTACAATTTGAAGAAATATACGTGAATTATTGTCGGACAAAAAATCAAATTAGAATTATTGTCGGACAAAAAATCAAATGCCGGTTTGCCGATTTTATTAATTATTGTCGGACAAAAAATCGATTTTGGGGTATTTTTGGGCATTTTTACACACTTTTTGCGTTTTTTACCCATTTTATATTAATAGGCGCGAATTTACTATAGTAAATATTGCTATATTAATATAGTTTCTACAAATTTTTTCAAAACTGAATTATTGTCGGACAAAAAATATTTGATCGTTTAGAAAGGAGCTTTTATGAAGAAGACACGAGATGTAAATGTTTTTAATGAATTTGTTAAGATGTGCCCTTGGGCGGTTGACAAAGTTGTTCGTTGGAATTCAAGTGACGTTGGAGAGATTGTGGTGGAGCTTGATGATGGTAGTGTTGTTCAGTATGATAAGATTATTAAGACTTGGCGATTTGCCAGAAATTTACAAGAGCTCAAAGATCTTAGAACCCCAACCAACGAAGAGGAATGGAAGCAAGAGTTCTCTTGGAGATTATATCGTAAGATGGTAAGTAAAGGACTTAGTCAAGATGATTTGGCGTTTGAAGCCGATATTTCTCCTGCTTCTATTACAAAGTATATGAACGGTACTTCAGTTCCAAGTGCATATAATCTTTTAAAGATTGCAAAGGCTATGCATTTGTCTATTGAGGACTTTGCTAAGATTATCTGCCTAAATTGATTATATTTTGGTACTTCTAGAGTTCGCGAAAAAAACATGGACTGTTATGAAGGGAGAAGATGTGTTGCATCATTTTCTCTTTTATTTTTAAGAAAGGAGGCCTATCAATGCTGGAGAGCAAGTTCCAAGCAAGGTTAATCAAGGAAATTAAAGAGAATCTTCCTGGTTGCATCATTATGAAGACGGATCCAAATTATATTCAGGGAATTCCGGACCTGATAATCCTACATAAGAATAAGTGGGCTTCCTTAGAAAACAAAAGAAGCGTGAATGCTAAGAAGCAGCCCAACCAGCAATATTATGTGGACAAGATGAATGAAATGTCGTTTTCTAGATTTATCTGTCCTGAGAATAAGGAGGAAGTGTTGAGTGATCTTTACAAGGCATTCGAATCTTGAGGGCCTTCACGCACCATTCGGAGCCAGTCAATCCGCTTGGCTTCGTTACGATGATGAGAAAATTCTCAGTGTATATTCTAGCATGAAGGCTAAGGAGATGGGGTCACGGCTCCACGCCTGGGCAAAAGAAACCATAGACTTGGGAATTAAGCAACCTCGATCCAAAAAGACCATTTATTCATATGTTAACGATGCAATTGGTTTTAAAATGGACACCGAGGTTGTTTTATTTTATTCTCCAAGATTCTTTGGCACTGCTGACGCTATTTGCTTCAGAAACGGCATCCTTAGAATTCATGACCTTAAAACCGGAAAGACTGCTGTACATATTGAGCAGCTCATGATTTATGCAGCTCTTTTTTGTTTGGAATACAAAGTAAAACCTTCGGATATTGAAGTTGAACTTCGCATTTACCAAAACGATGAGGTTCTTTATCATCGTCCGCAGCCCGATGAAATCGCCGCGATTATGGACCGAATTATATATTTGGACAAGTTGCTAGAAAAAATAGACTACAAGGAGGTCTGATACTATGAACCCCATAGCTGAGGAAATGAACGATATTCTGATTCACTATGGTATGCCGCGTCGTAGCGGAAGGTATCCATGGGGTTCTGGTGAGGACCCGTACCAACACGAAAAAGATTTTCTTGGACGCATCGAGGAACTTAAGAAGAGTGGATGGACTGAGACTCCAGAAAATATTAAAAAAGAGTTTGGTTTGACCACCACACAATATCGTGCACAAAAAGGAATAGCAAAAGACACTCGAAGAATGCTTCTGGTTGCCAAAGCAAAGTCCTTAAAAGAGGATGGACTTGGCGATAGCGAGATCGCAAGAAGGATCTCTCAGGATATTGGACGAGACGTAAATGAGTCTACTGTTCGATCTTGGCTTAATGCTAAGTCTGAGAGTCGAATGAAGCAAGCTCGCGAAACTGCTGAATTTATCAAGAAGCAGATCGATGAGAAAGGCATGATTGATGTTGGTGCCGGCGTAGCAATGGAGCTTAACATATCCAAAGAGAAGCTAGATCAGGCTCTCGAAATCTTGAAGAGCGAAGGCTACCCTGTTTATGGTGGTCGAGTTCCGCAGGCAACCAATCCGAGTCAGAAGACAACAATCAAGGTTATTTGTCCTCCCGGAACCGAGCATAAAGAGATCTATAATTATGAGAACGTTCATTCTTTGAATGATTATATTTCTCGTGATGGTGGCGATAGTTATGAAAAGAAGTTCCACTATCCTGAAAGCATGGACTCTAAGCGTCTTATGATTCGCTATAAAGAAGATGGCGGTATTGAAAAGGATGGTGTTATCGAGCTTCGAAGAGGTGTTCCTGATCTATCTCTTGGTGAGAAGCATTATTCACAGGTTCGGATCTTAGTCGATGGGGATCGGTACCTGAAAGGTATGGCATTATATTCTGATGACATGCCGGATGGTGTCGATGTCATATTCAATACCAATAAGTCTAAGAATGTTCCGATGCGAGATGTTCTTAAAAAGATTAAAGATGATCCTGATAATCCTTTTGGTTCTGCCATTAAGGATGTCAATCAGGGTGGTCAGTATTGGTATGATGATCCTAAGACTGGCGAACGTAAACTTGGCCTTATTAATAAGCGCGCAGATGAAGGCGACTGGACCGAATGGAAAGACAAGCTTCCTTCTCAGTTTTTGTCTAAGCAGTCTCAGTCTATGGCTAAAAAGCAGCTTGGACTTGCCATCTCTGATAAGACAGATGAGTATAACGAAATTATATCTTTGACCAACCCGACCATTAAGAAACATCTTCTTATGAAGTTTGCTGATGAATGTGATTCGGCCGCGGTTCATTTGCAGGCGGCGGCTCTTCCTGGCCAGAAGTATCATGTTATTATTCCCGTTACTAGTATGAAGGATAATGAAGTGTATGCTCCTAATTATGAGAATGGTACCAAGCTTGCACTTATTCGATATCCTCATGGCGGTACATTTGAGATCCCAATTCTAACAGTCAATAATAAGCAGGCTGCTGCAAAGAAACTTATTGGCACCGATTCTATTGATGCTGTTGGCATTAATAGCAAGGTTGCTGAGCGACTGTCTGGTGCTGACTTTGATGGCGACACTGTCATGTGCATTCCTACTCATGACAAAGGCAGCAAGGTTAAAATTATATCTACACCACCATTGAAGGGGCTTGAAGGATTTGATCCTAAAACTGAGTATCCAGAACGTAAGGGTATGAAGTATATGAAAGATCCCATTACCGGAAAGGATAGCACTCAGATGCAGATGGGAATTATCTCGAATCTGATCACAGACATGACCCTCAAAGGGGCAAATGATGATGAACTTGCTCGGGCAGTTCGGCACAGCATGGTTGTTATTGATGCTGGTAAGCATAAGCTCGATTATAAGCAGAGCGAAATAGATAACAATATTGCTGGCCTTAAAAAGAAGTACCAAACAACCATTGATGCTGACGGAAAAGTACATACTGGTGGCGCATCCACTCTATTGTCTCGTAGCAAGGGCGAAGTGTCTGTTCTTAAGCGTCAGGGTAGCCCCAAAATTAACCAAAAAGGTAAGGATTGGTATGACCCCAGCAAGCCCGAAGGCGCCTTAGTATACCAGGTTGCTGATGATGTGGACTACCAGGTTCCAAAGGTGGACCGCCGCACAGGTGAGGTTACCATGGAGACCAAGCATCGTACTCAGCGTAGCACTCGCATGGCCGAGACCAGTGATGCTAGGACTCTTATCTCTGATGCCAACACTAAGATGGAGCATATCTATGCCGATTATGCCAATACCATGAAGGGGCTGGCTAATAAGGCTAGATTGGAGGCTGTGTCTACTGGAAAAATTGCATACTCCAAGACGGCCAAGCAGACCTATGCTCCTGAAGTGGAGTCTTTGAATGAGAAACTTCGGATTGCTCTTATGAACGCACCCCGAGAGAGACAGGCTCAGCTTCGCACCAGTGCAGAGGTAAATGCTAAGATTCAGAAGGCTAAAGATGAGGGGCGTGATCTTAAAAAAGATGAGGTTAAGAAAGCAAGCCAGCAGGCTCTTACTAAATATAGAACTAGCGTAAATTCCGTATCTAGAAGAGACCGGTCTATTAAAATTACGGATCGTGAGTGGGATGCAATTCAAGCTGGCGCTGTTAGCGAGAATACTCTTAAGAAGATTCTTAATAATGCTGATATTGATGAACTTCGTCAAAGAGCAACACCTCGAGCAACAACAGAATTGAGTCAGGCAAAGATTAATAGAATCAAAGCTTATGCTGGTTCTAACTACACAATTGGCGAGATTGCTAAAAAACTTGGAATCTCTGTATCAACCGTGTCCAAGTATTTAAAGGGGTGAATTGAACAATGGAAAACAATTGTATGTTGACAACGTTTGACAATCCTTTTGATCCATTTGAACAGTTCACTGATTGGTTCATGTTCGATGTGGAAAAAGGTTACAACACTTGTTCATATCTTGCTCGAATCGCAAAACTTACTGATGATATGTCAGATCAAGAAGTTAATGATGAAATTGAGCGAGCAATTGATGAAATTATTCAATATGATTTCATGAATATCTACAAGAAGGTCACAAAAACCGTACATACCGGATAAGAAGCATGGGGAGGGGGTCGCAAAAAACACACCCCCTCCCTATATCGCCAATTGTGTAGTTAGAACCAGCATAAGCTTTGATTCTATTAATC